AACACCACCTACAGCTGATCCAACACCTCCTAATGCCCCTAACAATCCTCCTGCTTCACCAGTAATACTACCAACGAAACCAAGGATTTGCGTACCTAGAATTGCGAAGATAGGAATAAGAGCTTTAATGTCGAATCCACTAGCAAGCATTTTAGATCCAAGACTTTCAATACCGCCAGCTAATTTATCTACATAGTCAAGCACTCGACTAATTGCCCCAGGTAGTTTGTCAGCTAATTTGTCAATAAATGGACTAATAGCCTCGCCCAAACGTCCCATAACGCGTTGCATCTTTTGACCTGTTGCACTTGATCCAGCAAGAGTGTCAGCAAAGATTTTAGTTAAGCGAACAGTAGACTGGTAAATACCTTTTTCAGAAGCCTGGAAACCTTTTTCAGCATCAACAGAGTACCCAACTAGGGCAGCTCCAATATCTGCTAGACGACCTTTTGCACGACCACTCTGATATTCAAGGGTAGCAGTAAACTTACCCATAGCTAATGCACCGTTTGCGGCAACAGCCTCAAAAGCCTTTATAAGTTTGTCAGTATCAATTTTCTTTCCATCTATGAAACCACGAACTTCACCCGTACCAATGTTTAACTGTTTAGCCAACTCTTTATTAAGGGCGGGAACAGCTTGTACTAATTGGTCATATTCGTTCAATCCGAATTTCTTCTGTGCAGTAGCTCGTCCATATAGCTCTGCCAATTCGTCAATGCCACGTCCTGAAGCAATAGAAACTTTACCTAACAATTCAAGTTGTTTAGTAACGTCTTGTAAAGAAGCTCCATATTTAAGAATGCTATTAACTGCCTCAATGGTTGGAAAACGTGAGAAGACGGAACCAACACTGTCTTTATTCATACCTTTATAGAACTTGAAGGCTTGAGCCATTGCGTTGTTGGCGTTTTCGATTGACCCTGTTAAAGAGATGAAGGAAGCGTTATTTTTAGCGACAAATTCAGCACCTTGAATACCAGATTTAGCTTGTTGGGCTATCATAGATCCTACAGCACCACTAAGAGCCGTAACGCTATTTAGAGCTAGATTGGCACCTTGTACTACAGGTGAAAATAGATCCATACCCGCGGCACGAACCTTAGAAAAACTAGCACTTAAATCACCGAAAGAAGACCTGAGATTGTTAGCATTTTTAGTAGCATTGGATAATGAATCTCTTGTAGCTCGATCTATACCAGAAAGTTCTTTACTTAAATCAGAAGCTTTAGATGAGGCTTCTTTCATTCCAGCATTAAAAGCAGATAAATCTGCCTCAACAACCCATCTAACTATTCCACCTGTAACTGCCATTATTTCGCTAACCTCTTAAAATGTTCTGATAATTTCTTTACTCCCTCTCCTTTTTTAGTATGCGGTGCTGCTACAATCTGAGTAAGATTGAACATTTTCTCTGCCTCTAACTTTCTAGCTATTTTGATGAGAAGTTTGATATCTCTAGCTGGTAGTTTACGAGCCTCCTTAAGTGTGTATTGCGGATAGTAGTATGCAACAGTAGCCCAGATATCTCTATCCAACGTAGTATCCTCACTAGAAGGCACAGACTGAGCTGCTGTTACTACTGCCATTTACGACACCAATTCTTTAATCAATCGTTCATTAAGTCGACGTAAGACTACAATGTTCACCTTTTTAAGCGTTTCTTTAATTGGTGTTTCATGCCCAACTGGAGTAATTAGACCGTGAATAAAGTCTTCCATTTTAGAACTGACTTTTTCGGCTTTTTCTACATCACCCTGCTCTTCAGCTGTCTTGTACTCTGTGGCGAGCTTAACAAATGGACGAATTTCATCTTGAGTTGGGTATCGCATATCGTATGCAAGACCATTTATTTCAAATTGAAATGCATCTGAAACATCATCGTTAAAGTTGAATCGTTCTGAACTCATCTGGTTCTTCCTCCTTTTAATTATTATATATTTATTATAGCATTTACTGAGCGAGGGCGTACATTATAAATACCCTTACAGCTTTATTGCCCCAGGAATATGTAGGCAAGAACCAAACATATTGATTATCGTAACCCCACCTTAAATGATGTACACTTTCGACATGAGGCAATGAGATAAATTGTTCTTCACTACCGAGTGCCGCACTAGCTTGAATCATAAGAATATTGAACTTACCAGCAGGCAATCCGTGTGCAATATTATACACTTGCTGTCCAACGAAATTAGCTCTTTGGTTAATATTCTTTGTATATACATTGTGTTTTACCCCGCCTAGATAGATGACACCCATCATATCGTTATTACCAATAGTCATAGTTGAAAAGTCTATATTTTCACGTTCAACACTACCTTCTTCTTTCAGGATGTAGTCCTTCATTACTCTATCCTTCAACTCGTTTGTGAAATTGTTGTCTGTATGAACATACCTAGAATCTGTTACTAGATTGTTCGGTTTATTCTTGATGAATGACGGTTGTGAAGAATTGCTCTGTTGCCAATCGGCTTGTACCTGAGGAACGTTTCTTTGAGCTCCTGTTTCGATACCCGCTAACTTAGTCTTTTCTGCCTGAGTATATGGTTGGTCTAGTAATGCTAATTTGGCTTTATCTTGAGCAGTGATAGATTCAAGGGTTTGTAATTTAGTCTTTTCTTGTTGAGTAAAGATCTGTGTTTGAGCAAGTTTATTCTTTTCGGCTGTAGTAAACGGTTCTTGAAGAAGTTGTAACTTAGCTTTATCTGCTGGGCTTATAGACTCCAGGTTATCTAGTTTAGTTTTATCTTGTTGGCTGAATACTTGTGTTTGGCTTAATTTATTCTTTTCAACGGGTGTGAATATTTGGGTTTCAGATAACTTATTCTTCTCATTCTGAGTGAGTATTTCTGTGGAAGCAAGTTTATTTTTCTCTACTGAAGTGAAAATCTCTGTTGTGGCAAGTTTATCTTTCTCACTTTGAGTGAGTATTTTAGTTTGGGATAACTTATTTTTTTCGTCTTGGGTGAAAGGAATATAAGTATTGTCGATTTGCTTGAGATTTGTAGGCTTATTCTTAATATAGGCAGGATCACTTATATTCGAAGCTTTCCAGTCAGATTGTACAGATGCTCCACCACCGCCACCACCTTGAACTTGGATCCAGTCATTGGGATTGAAACTTGATCCAGAAGTAAAAGCCCTTTTAGCAATATACAATGAACCGCTATTGACACATAGAGATCCTTCAGAGTATTGCTTGTTAGTTTTAAATTGTTCTACTTTAGCGTCTACTGTTACATCTCCCGTTTTACCATTGACAGAAGTAACTTGGACAAACGGTGCATTAACAATACTGACAACTTCAGGTCCATTTTCGGTTACTGTAGTTTGAATCTGAGGGACTTCTTGAACAGCAGTAGTTAGATTTACATCATCTACAACCTGAGTAGTGTTCAAAGAAACGCCATATGAGGGGATTTGAGAGGATTCATTCATAATTACTATAATTATACCTCATATAAGAAAAAGCCCCGTGTGGGGCTTCTCCTGTTGTCCTAGGGCGTATTACGCTGGAGTCAAATGACCATCGCCAAAGAATTGCAATGCTGCTTGACCAGCTCTTGGCTCTGCAGTAAACGTAACAGTTACGGTACGTAGAACATTATCCTCGAAGTCATTGGTACTTAATGCTGTACGAGCGTTGACTAATCGAGTAACCTGACCATTACATGAAATAATGTCTAGATCGTAATTAGTCGTAGCTGTATCACATTTAGCTGCCACGATATCAATTGCTCCTGCATCGTTATTTACTGTTTGACCAGTAGACAACTTAGCATTCTTAGCAACATAGTACTGAGGCAAGATGGTTCGGATAGCTGCAACATCTGATTCAAGCAATTTAACTTCAACAGAAGCACTGTGTGCACCTTCAATCTTAAAGGTACGACCGTCAACTGTTTTAAAGTCGCTAGACTCAATGTCATAGTTCATGCTCATCTCACCAACGTTTGTCAAGGTGTTTGAACCCCATTTGAGGGTGAATGGACCTTTTACTAATGCCATATTTATTTTCCTTTTCTTTTAATTAACAGGTCTTTTGAACCACTATTTGTATCTGAATATAGCCATACATACGCTCTTCTGCGTCCAAGTCTTGCCTTATGTTGAAGTTGGTTGTTCGCATAGAGATGATTTCTAATCCTGGTAACGAAACACAGCTACTGCAATTGAATATATCTGTGAGTGCACTCAGCTTAGAATCAACTTGTCTGGCACTTCTCGAGCGAAAATTAACTGTAACAGAATACGCTAGTTGTCGCTCACCTGTCGTATTCATATGAACTTGCGAACCTCCCGACCCAGTTAACCAAAACACTTCCTCTGTTGTAGTGAGTGAGCTAGGTACACGAACCAGGAAGATGTTTTGTCCTATAGTGCCGAATCCTTTCGTTTCAAGGAATCTAGCTACATGTTCAAGAATAGTCATTACTCAGTCATCTCCCACAATTCATCAAGCTTATCCATAGCACCCTGTACTGCAGATTCAGCGAAGTGAGGTCCAGTGCCAGGAGTTGTGTAATTCTGAAATTGTTTCTCTTCCTGGTAAATGGCGTATAGAGCATTCCATCTGATCTCTCCACTTTCACCATCTACAACCTTCTGAACCATCGTACGCAATGCACCAGTTTTCATAGGAGTTCTATGTAGACTGATAGCGTGTGCTTCTTCTAATAGAAGTCTATTAGTTGTTGCCACTCTATTTCTAACCATGAACTCTACCAGGTCGGTGTTGTCTATAACTCGTCCTGTCATACTCTGTGTATCCTCGATAAGAAACAATGAACATTATTGACTTCGCCACCTAGTAGTTTTCGCAGTCCTAGCTCGACTCGTGTAATTTTATACGTCTGAGGTCTATCTTCTAGATCTCTTACCATTACATAGCACCCCTGTAAGTTGAATCCACTACCTGTAGCTATAAGAGTTTCTGGGTCTAGGTAGAGGTGTGCATCAATTGCTTCTGTATATGTATCGTTCTGGTATGTTACTGATGAACCTAGAAATAGCAACCCCTTAAGATTTATTGAGTTAGCATTAGATTCATCACCATATTCATCACGATGTTGCCAGGTTAATACAACGTCATCTACATAATCTATCGGACAATTCATACCACTGGAATCCTAACTACAGAACCATATGGACCAGCATAACGCTTGAGTAATATCTGCATTTCAGGTCTGTGTTCTGGTGGTGTGGTATTTCCTCTAGTCCAGGAGTGTCCATCCACTGACTCAGATTTAATATCTCGAGTAGGATCTCCATAGAACTTAGCCATATCTATAAGTAGATATATCAAGTCATTCGGAACGGAATCACCTTTCTCCTCAAAATCCACCCAGTCAGCGGCTACTGCCAACTGAACACAGCCACTGCATCCGCAATCACATCCACCCTCTGTACATTTAGAGATAAAGTTTCCGATACCACCAGACGAATATTCTGGAAGGTAAGAATCGAAGTCTTTAACAGTTACAACTCGACCTTTTCCCACTACTCTGACTAATTTGACGGCATAGACTTCATAGAATGGATCAACCCGCCACTTCTTATCTTTAGCATTGTATGGAAAAATCTTGATAGAGCCTCGTGCTGGTGTTGCTGGCAATAGGTCTTCAGTCTTGAGTACGTCAGTACAAGAACATTGCGTTGTCTTGCCAATTTCCGTGTAAAGGTTCGTAGGAGATAGAGTGTAGCCTAGCAATGTTTCAAGCCTAGACTGAACGTTATCTAGAATGAGTTGTAGTTTATTCTCATTCTTGACTGTTTCGCCTGTCAATTGAATATATTGGTAAACTTTCACGTCTATCTCCTATTCTTAATTTATTATTCTAGTGGTATTTAAGCGTTCAATACTGTAGATTGGTCAGCCTTGATACCTGCAACGCGTGCGATATCGTGGAAGGCACCACCGCGGTAGAACGAACCACGCATAACTAGCTCGTTACGCTCGTAAGCAGACTTCTGCTTTGTACCATCTGTGTAAGATGCTTCGCTAGACATTGTGTATTGCAAGCCACCTGAAGTGTAACCTGTAAACTCACTTAAGTCAGCGTAGAATGCTGCACAAGCGATTGTAACTTCGCCAGTACCAAGTGTGTGTTTAACGCTCTCCGTACTTTCGATTGAAGGCATCAAATCGTTTGGAACAACAATGTATGGAGTACCAAAGATTGTTGGAACTTCACCTGATACAAAGATTTCACCTAGAGGACCAGCAACGCCAGCCTTCAATGCGTGTTTCTTCAATGTAGCAAATGTACGTGCGTTGAAGATAAGAGTACCTGCAACACCGCTATCGCTAATCTTAGCAATAACATCTAGCCATGAAGTCATAGCATCTGCATCTGTCTTACCACCATACATTAATTCGGCACCAGCTTCGGTAGCAGCTTGTTGCAATTTAGCAATAACCAATTGAGCACGTTTACGATCGTAGTCTTGTCGGTATTGTTTAGCAACATCTTCAAGCAAGTCGATAGCGAAGAATCGAGTAGCGGCAGTACATACAGGTGTAACAGCTGCAACTTCTTCCATCTTCTCAACCTTATGTTCAGCAGTGTATTCACTCTTTGGCTTTAGGTTACCATCGTTGCCATCATCACACAATGCAACATTCTTCATGTTGATTGAACCCTTACGGCGGATCCAAGCAAACTCTAGAGAGTCAGTTTCACGCCACTCAGTAGCTTCAAGAAGTTTTGAGTAGTCGCTTTGTGAACCAACAATCTTGTTGTACATTTCTGGTGGCATAACGAAGTTGCCCATTGAAGCGATTGTCATTGAGTTGCGGGCAATACCAGCTTCCTTCAATGCGTTCAAGTTTACTTCGTTGATTTGCTGCACACGGTCAAAAGCACGTAGGTTTCCACCCTTTAGGGCTTCCCACATAGAGTTAACGTGTGTTTGGTAACGCTCTTTCCAATCCATATCTGCGAACTGGTTGGTCGTCTTTGCAACTTCCTCACCTGCTTTAGCTTCGCCTTCTACAGCTGGCTCTTGTGCGTTTTTAGCGTAAAAGTTCTTAACGAAACCTTCGAGGACTGCGTTCATCTCTTTTCGCAATTCGTCTTTTGTCATTTCGATTTCTTCCTTTTCTGTTTCAGCTTCTGCTGAGTTTTCTTTAGCGATTTCCTCCAAGCCTTTATCAGCCTCTTTAGTATCGCCTTCTAATTTTTTCTTTTCTAGAGCAATAAGCTCCTTTACTGCCTCGGTGAGATCTTCAACAACTTTGTCACTGACCTCATTGTCAACAGCTTCCACTTCAGTTTCCACTTCCTCTTGTTCAGCGTTTTCAACCTTTTCGGTTTCCTCTTCTTTTACATCTTCCTGAACTTCAGTTGTTTCTACTTCGGTGTTTTTGACTTCTTCTTCAGTCATGTCTTCACCTTTCTCGGTTACTAACTCCTCTACTTCTTTGTCAACTTCCAAACCTGCCTTTTGAGCCTCATCGATTGAGTTTTTGACGATTTGGTTAACAGTAGCTGAGTAGTTGTTTGGGACAACCACTTGTGAAAGACCTACCATTTCGTGGGAATAGTACATTCCGTCAGTTGGATCTGGGCTGCCACCTATTGTTTCTATGCTGAATGCACCTGAGAACCCTTGAGTTAGCAAGTTGTAGGCAATACGAGCATATGTATTGCTATTAATTGCATAGACGATTCGGTCAACGGTAACTTTACCATTCTCTTTTTTTAATCCTTCTACACGACCAATGATGTTGCGTAACTTATCTTCATGGTCAGCAGTCAATTGTCCTGCATATTTAGAAAGATCGAGAGAGTCAATATCGTACTTTGTTCCGTTACGCTGCACTGTTGAGTCAGTAATGACTAGTGCGGGATTGAAAGTAACGACACCTTCACCTTCGTCTGTAAAAGAGTTCTTGGTCACATCAACAGGTATTTGTGTTTTGCTCATGTGAACCTTTCATTTAGTGTTCGAGTGATAACTGGCTGTTATTTAGCTCTTCGTATCTGGAGTAATTATATCAGATTGTTATTTTTTAGCTCTGGTACGGGAATTACGAGTAGGTTTAGTATAAATAGCTTCTATTTTTTCGCTAACAGATACTTGCTTGGTTAACAATACCGCCATAGATTCATCAATACTACCAAGGTGTTTACTGATTTGTTGAAGAGGGATCTTTTCCACTTCATTGATTCTAGTTTCAAGGGCAGCTAATTTAGCAATCATTTCATCTAATCGTTTCTGTTGCTCTTCTAATTTAGCTTTATATGAATCGGCTAGATCTTTATAGTTATCTATACTAGTTTTTAAAGCAGTAGAGCGTGAAGTTAATACAACTCCTACAACTGTAGTAGTAAACCCAATTATAGTGGGGATCCAGGTAAGTAAATTATCCACGCTTCGGACTCCATAAAATTATAAATACGTAACCTGACATAGCCGTTAAAATAATGATTGTATTTAAGATTGTCATAAAGCCTGCATTAGTCTGTACTAGGTCGTCAGTTATACCAGTCACTAATAAGGTAGATTCGCCACAAGCAGGTTTAACCCATTTATAGTGGATTTTAATATAAGTCCCCTTCTTATATTCATAATTATATACGCCCTGTGACGTTGTTAGAGCTTGTGTATTAAATTTTCCGTCTTTAGTTGGATCAATATATATTTGTTGATCTGAAGGCGTACTACGTTCGAATTGACGCTCACTAATTAGAGCTAGATTAGGTCCATAAGCAGCACCTAGTGTGTGAGGTTGAGCATCCAAATGTTGTATACCCTGCTTAACAATAGAGCTTGTAATAGTAGCACATTGAGGTAACCCATTAAAAGCTAAGGCTGTTTCTTTAGCCTCCATTGCCAAGATATCTAACATATATTGTTTCTGACGGAGAATAATATCTTTATTGTTACTTGTTTCAGCTTGATAAGAAATAGTTAAGAATACTGATGCAACAAAACATAGCACTAATGGTAGTACTATTTTTGAATACGCTAGAAACTTCTTAATTCTTTTTGTCATTGTTTGGTATAGGTTTTACTCTTACTGAAAGCATTGAACGTGCCATTGAATCTACATAAAAATTGAATACCATTTGACAGTGGCGACATTTTACTTCACCACTTGAGCCAGGATGAACCTTAACACATAGATGATTGCACTTCATTAGCTTGTTACTTTTTTTCGCTCTTACCATTGCTGGGCAACGGATTTCAAATAACTTCGCCTCCTCCATAAAACTAGTCCTCTACGACATTCTTAACTTTAGCCATGTTTTTAGCTGTTACTTTTCTAACTACAGGACCAGCTTCTGAACCCATGTCTAATTCTTCATAACCTTTCGGTACTTCTACTTCTTTGTCTTCTTTAAGGACAGACTTCTGATTTTTCTTCCATTCGGCTAGAGTCTTTTTTTCTTCCTCTGACATTATAAAGCCAGGGATTTGCTCTAGTTTAAGTAGACGATTGATTTCTAGATCCATATTATTCCTCTCGTTATTTCTTTCATTATACAATTTTAATCTATTTAGCGGTTGGTGAGTCAGGACCATCTGTAGTGAGGCGATTAGTTGGGTGTCCTTGAATTTCGATTTCGCCAAACATAACGGTAGTAGTATTTCTAGACGCTTTATTTTCAAGCACAATGTCTATATTGTATTTACCAGGCTCCAACCAAGCAGCTTGTTTATGGATAGGGAAGATGATTTGCCCTTCTCGTGGATCGATATTACTCATATCTGTTGGATTATCACAGTCTATATCTACCTTCCACATAACATTGTTATAACCCTTAGTAGTAGTGCGTTCTTGTTCATCAGGTGTTGCGTCATCCATTGACAGGTCATATTCGTTATTCTTTACCGTTAAGCAAGCCTTATAACCTACAAGGGATAGTTTTTCTGTTCCTCCTGTGGTCTGTTTCTTCCAGGACCAACGGATTACTCCAGTATCACCTCGAGGGTGTGAACCTAATTTAAGTTTCTCTAATTTAGCCATTATTACTCCCTATTTCGTTATGTTCATGAGTACAGTGTTCATGAGTACAATTTTCATCACAACCTTGGTTCATACATGAGTTAATTATTTTCTGTAAGTTTTCACCTTCTTCTCTGGTATACGTGTTGCTTATTTCGCCATTTTTAATAACCAATTTGTATGAGCAGCTGCAGTTCGGGTGAATCGCTCCACCTACAATATCTTCATAATCTGCTACAAATGTATATTTCTTACCATTTTCAACTATATCTATACTATCTCCCTTATTTAGGAAGTTAGATTCAAACGGTACAGGTCCTCTATCAATTAATTCTTGGCAGTAAGCACAAGGATGTCCTGTTCGAGAATAAAGTTGCTTGTATGCATTTTTTAGTTTACCTGTAACTTCTAGTAATTGTTTATCTGCATCGTATTGTGCTTGTACATAAGCTCTAGAGGTTTCATGTCGAGCAATTAAGGTAGCACGATTTTTAGATACCTCAGTAAATTCCTTGCGAATAGAGTTGATTACATCTTTACGAGCAAAACCTTCTAATGCCATCTTGTTAGCTTTATCATAGATTTTGCGATTCTTCTCTAAGATGTCTGTAGTATCGATAGCCTTTTTAATCTGCTTTTTAGTAGGCTTCTTAGTGAAATAGTCTTTGAATTTGTCTGGATTGCGATCATAAGCCTCACTAATTAAATCGATGGCAACTTTACCCATTAAGTCAGAGTAAGCCTTGTTAGAAGCCTTTAGAACATCATTTAAGATGGTTTGTAAATGCCCCTCACCTGAAGTTTGTGCCCTTTTATCAATAAATTCACGAACACTTTTAGATAACACATAAGTTTCAGGCTTAACTATATCTATTCTTGGTTGTTTAAGTATCATAGCTAGACCGAATATCGGAGTAATATACAACCAGTATTCCTTGAGAAAGTCACCTATTTCTGTAGCAAAGTCCTTAGAGATGTCTGTTGGCATAAGGTCTGGCTGAGTAAAGGAATTAACCGTGATATTCTCCAAAGACACATTCAAGATTCTTTGATGTACATCCAATAACTCTTCTTTAAGCTTGTTATGAGCATTGTTAACCTTAACTATATCGTCAGGGGTAATATCGTTCTTGTAAGCATTGCCGATAACAATATCAGCAATATCTCCATCATCATCGTCAGGTTTATCTAGATCAATTCCTTGTACTTTAAGAGTTTTACCTACTAAGTCTTCAAATGGGGCGTAGTATTCGTTTGGATCAACCAAATTACCATTAATAGTCATATCATCTAGGTAAGCTAGAGTCATATGAGGGTTGTAATCTGGGTATTTCTGAGTATAGTGATCTAATTTGAGTAAATCTTCGTGAACCTTGACTAATTCATCACTCTTTTCCAGTAAAGCAATGAGAGCAAAGCCTGTATCTACAGGAAAATGACTAATTTTTTCAATTGTTACCTCTTTAAGTCCTGATTCCTCGACAATTTTAAGGATTTGGTCCTTTATTTCGTAAGGTTTATCCTTTAATCCATATACTAAGGTTACGTGTGGGTTGTCTTGACCTGGAATATTAGTTGTTTCAGGCAGTAAATCACTGACATTTGTAAGAATTGAGGTGTCTAATCCTGAATTATTCAATCTATCTAGCACATTTATAGCTTCAAGTTCAGCTCCTACCCAGCCCTGGTCATCTGGTTCCTCTTCCTCTCGATTGTTATCGGCATTTTTAAGAGTTTCCTGAGTAGAATTATCAATATTTATGACAGGAGAAACATTAACGACAGGTTGTTTGTCGGATTCTTGTACTACAACTTTGTTTTCTGGGGCTTTCGGTGCTTCAATATGAATATTTATTGGAGAGTTCTCTGTAGTAGGTTTTTCTTCTACTTCTTGTTCTTTAGCTTCCTTTTCAGCTTGCTCTTGAGCTTTACGGGCTTCCTCTTCGGCTTTTAATTTATCTTCATCAATAACTAAGTCTTCTAGGTCAGATTTACCTGTAGCGTATGAAACAGCACTTTCTCGAGTATATCCTTTTTCTACTAGGTCTTGTGCTAGAGCGGATTGACTGTTTCTTAACTCAGTGGCTTTCATTTCAGAATCATAGTCTTTAGACAAGGCACTTCTTAGCTCGATAGTATAGCCTGTTCGTTCATATTCATTAGGATAGTTTTTACGGTAATCCAAATTGAGTACATCAATAATATCTTCTACACGTGGCTCAATAGAATCTCGAATATAGTTATCATCCTGAACTCTAGCTGTTTCGCGGGTTGTGCCAGATTGCTCAATACCTAGATTTGTTTTAGATGCTCCTGCTACTGCAATAAACTCACTTCGATTTATCTCATTAATATCTAACAAGGCAGCTTTATTTAAGTCTATTTGCATATCTTGCCACTGAACAGCTCCAGCTCCATTGGCAAAAATAGGTTCACCTTTAGTACCTGAAGTAATTCTTGCCTTGAAGTTTTCAAAGTCCCCATCGTCTAGTAAAACATCTGTGGTGATAATTCCTGGAGCATTTAGGTTACCATTGAGAGATTGACGTGTGTGGTCTGCTGATTGATTTAAGGTATAGATAGCTGGTTTAGCCGCATCAACCAATGACCATGCTTGAGAGGTGTCAAATGGGCTTTCCTCCATGAAGGTAATAATTTGGTGTGCTTGCCAGTGCCGCCTTCTACCATCTGCTTTATATTCAACATAACCTGCTACTTCGCCATTTTTATCGATAACTCGCTTAACTTCAAATGGATTCAATAGTACGAACTTTTGTATATAACTCAATCCAAATCCAGTTGGTTCCCTAACTACGCCTAAGTAGTATCGTCCACATAAGTCTAGGTAGATGGAAATGTTCTTCCAAAACTTCTTCGTGGAGAAGTCGGTAGATTCTTGAATGAGTTTTAAATACGGGTGAACAGGATCTTTATTTAATTTCTGATACTCCTCTAACAATTCAGGAGTAACATCAATATATAAGTTACGTTTAGCAATTGCAGATACTCGGTTACCTTTACGTTGAGCTGCCGCATATGGATAGCCTCTATAAGCATCTTCAGGGGTTACCTTAACACCACTCCAGGTAGGAGTTAGCGAGGGCTTAGTATTACCATACCTTAAAAACTGGTTAGAAGCATTGAAACTGTTGTTGTTCTTTCCATTCGTGAAAGAGTTGATTATCGTATTAAAAAGACCCATGTATCGTTTCTGTGTTAGAGATTATTATATCTAGGTCTAATTATATCAGATTATTTATTTTTTAGTTCAGGATGACGTTCCTTAAGCCATGAGTTAAAATTAGCATCCACATCAGCTACAAGTTCTTCGGGTGCCTTTTCATACTTATCGAGATTGTTCATTTCCTTATACATATACTCAGTAGCATAGTCTAGTATTATTCCAGCCTGAAACTCAGCAAACTCTGTGGCTCCTTTTCTAACCTTTTCAATCTGTTTATCTAGGCGATCCTGTAACTCCTCTGCCATTTCATCAGTAATCTCTACCTTTTGTGGATTGTGATCCGCCACTAGGATTTCATACAGCTTCCAGAGTCCTAGAATATAAAGTAAGATTGTTACAATTGTTGCTACTATCTCAAACATTGGCATCATCTCGATATTCCTTTAATAGCTTAACTACTCGTTTAGCACTCTTTCGTACTCGTTTCATAAAGTAATCTAATTCAACTAGAGCAGTTTCAATGTATAGAGGAGAAAGTTCTTTACTTTCTTTTTTATCGGAGATTTCGGTACACTTCGCAATATGCTTATCTAATTCTTCTTCATAAACACGCCAAGCGTCTTCCAGATTCACAGGAATGTCCTTTTTCCTTGACCTGATGAAGTTGACTTCAATTTTCATTACGCCTCCTTTTTAGCCTTACCACGACGTGAAATACGTCCACCTTTTTCACCAGCAATTCGTGCTAATTGTGGGTTAGCTGCAAAGCCTTTTTTAACTCCTGTAACTGAGCCACCTCTTCGTCCTAGATCTCTGAAATAGTTACGAGCCGCGTCTTCACCGCCCAATTTATTCGCCATAGTTTTAAACATCTTGTCGTTAGGTTTACCTGCCATTTAATTTTCCTCCTTAATATAATCTACATCTATTTTGTAACCGTTTATTCCTAGCTCTCTAGCCATTTCATAGGCTTGTTGTTCTGCTAGGTATTCGGCTTGATTTTCGGTGCCTGCTTCTATATGTAGCACGGTTCTTAATGTAAGAGTTATTCCTGCTACATACTTTCTAGGCTTGCTCTCTGGATCGGATTCATACCATTTAGAGTTCGTCATAATCGTCTTCTCTAATTCCTTCCACTTCGATTACTGAAGTGTCAATATCACAATCCAGATATGTTCCTTGAATTTGTTGGATAACTTCATTTTCGAAGTTTGCCTGAGCTTCTTCCTCATTCTTAGCCAACACGTCAAAGTCGCTTAAAGAGATGGTAAACTCACCACTCATTGTATATACCTTTTTAGACATCTTTGAACTCTTCCTCTGTTGGTGTCTTTGGCGGTACATTCACCGTAATATTAACTGTTCGATTCACGGGTTTCCATTGAATGAGTGTACCCTTGAACCCTGTGAGTCGTGCCTCTTTAGAGGTTACGCGTACCACCTTTACTTGCTTGGGATACGCTACTTGTATTTTCATAAGCTCCGTCCTTTCTTTTTATTTGCTTATGTTTTAAGTATAAGGGATAATGTTGCTAATGTCAACGCTTTTATTTCCATTCTACTGAATCTAGATCCACATAGAACTTCTTACCAGCTTTTTCAGCATAAATAGAGTTCATTTGAACATCTATATTTTCCCAGCCCAATTCCTTCAAATCTTCTGCTACCATATCTAGATCTAGTGTAGTATAAATCTTGTATTTTTCACCATTTACGATGTTAGCGATGTCTTGCTTTAAGTTTGGCTTGTTCATTTCTCGTCCTTTCATTTAGTATTCGCATTGTGCAATAATAGCAGGCTTATCTAGATTCCAGAAGTTAATAAACCTAAGCTCACAACTTTCTTCCCAGGTGGATTCAAGAGAAGGTTCAATATTTAATATTTCATAACCAACTTTCTCAGCCTCTGTAACTTCTTCCTGGTTCTCGAGTATATAAATCTTATGACAACCATCCCAGGCGAATTGTTTTGCCTCTGGTGCCATTTCTTTAACTTTAGTTAAAACGTTCATTGTTGTCCTTTCTTAATTTATTATTTAGCAGGTTGTAACATTTCGTCTGTCCATGTATAATCATCTGCCAGAATCCAGTAATATTCAGGTGCTACAGTGTCGATAAAAAGTGTGAATCCCTTTAGTGCTGCCATGTATTCGGTAAAAATCTGACCGCCATATTCTTGACCTACGATAAGGTCTTCTCGAACCTTTACTTGATCGCCTGATTGAAACTTGATTGCTGACATATTTTTGTCCTTTCTCTTATGTCTTTCCTTATGTTTTTATTATAAGGCATAAGCGAACAGAAATCAATACTTTTTTACACTTTTTTCTGAGTTTTTCTGCTTTTTTCTGGCTTTTATGACTATTTCTGAGTTTTCTGCAAGAGATTATTGACTTTAACCTTATATAAAGCAATTAATCGTTCTAATTCAACATTAGAAATCTTGGTATAAACCTTGTTTAGATGTTCTAATCTAGCTACCTTTTCAGGTCCTAATTCTCGTTTAATCTTTGGAGTATAGACTTCATAGTTGCCATTAAGAGTTCGGTTACAATTCCTGCAACATACTCGACAATTGTCTTCTTCCCACCTAGTACCGAAATACCCACGTTTAATCCAGTGAGCATTGTCCATAATTTTCCAGGAATAACGTTTTCCACAGGTATAACAAACACAGGAGCCATCTTGCAAAGAATATTTTAATCTTATGTATTTAGAGAATACTTCATCTAAGTGCTTAATAAGCGTTGGACGTGTGTATTTCTTTGAAGGTGATATGTTATATAACTTTGGCTTTTTAATCGCTGAAACACGCTTAGAAACGGTTTTAGGACGCATTCCACTATCCCACATTGCCTTATAGCATTGGTATTTGTAATGTCCTGGTTTTTTACAGTATTTACAGATTGGAGTTTTCATTTATCTATTTTCAACAGGCTTCCCTAACTCATTTACATAGTATTCATATACCATTTTAGGAATGTCTAGAAACGATTCATCTTTGAAGCAGGCTTGGTAGGTAGTCTTACGTTCGTTTTCAAGTGCCTCTATTTCGGCGTTAGACAGCTTCTCGCGCTCTTGTTTGCGTTTTATGTATTCCCATGTATATTTACGTACACTGCCCGTAGAAAAGCTTACAGCATGTTCGTCGAGGTATTCTTTTAACGTGCAGAAGATTGGATGGTCTGTATGACCGTCAAACCTATATGTGGTATCTAAGGCTTTTTGTAACCTTGCTTGATTCGCTGCTGATAGGCTCATGGACTTCCTTTTCTTCTACTCTTCATTAACAGGTGTGATTTTAAGTACCCTAATTATAGCCTGACCTGGATAATATTTATCTGGTTTATTTCGTAGCAATATATCTATGTTATTACGCGTATTCTTATCTAAGTCCCCATCAGACTCTCGATCCCACGTTGGTAATGCTCCTTTATTCACTTTAAGTACCGTTTCGTATGTCTGTACACTTTCGTCAGAGTAGCTTTCCTCTTCAAAAGAGATTAGATATTTTTGCCAATCCATTTTATCTAACATATAGTCATATAGCCTCTTCTTTAGCACTCTGAATCTAAGGTCCTTGTGATAGAGTCTGTATTCTATCTTTTTCTCTCTTTCCAGCTTGTCGACTAAGAATCCATTGTAACCTAGTTCCGTACGTTTACGCTTTAAGTATGCGTCTGAGTATTTCGGTACCAGAAATGCTTGGACTGTAAGGAAGTCATCCATATTGTTATCCAGATATTCGCCCATTGTACAAACAACTGCATTAGATGTTCCAGGATCGAACGAATATACAGTTTCCAGCATTTTCTTTAACATTCCTGCGTTAGCCTTGTCCATTTCTTGTCCTCCTTTAATTGTAGAGTGCTTAATTTAGCACCCTACCTCACTTAAGCCTAATTCATTTAGATTTTCAACTTGCCTGAATGTTTGACTAGCTTGCTTTTTAGCACCAATATATTGGTTAAAGACCTTAATGTCTTGCCAGCCTAAGTTTGCCAATTCCGCCACTAGTGTGTCCATGTCTAGAGTGGAGACTTTAATGTTGATGATATTGATGATGTCTTGTTGCAAATTTGAAGTATTCATTACTGTCCTTTCTTTGTACATTTGCTTATGTTTAGATTATATAGCATTCAATCGCTTATGTCAATAGTTTTCTAAGAGTTCAGAAGAATAATCTTTTGCTTGCATAACAACGCGTGTCTTTTTCCAGGTAACAATGTTATGTAAACTAAATTCAGGAGAGCATCTAACACAACTAGCTATCTTTCTTTTAGAAAGTGGTCCTTTTCTGTATATCTTATGTCCATTTGGGCAAGTTCCTACATACGTGAAGATTATGTATGCTTCTCGATTTCCACACGTTTTACCAGTGCCACCAATTTCAATACATTTTTCTTTCCAGACAGAGTTGTGTCCATCCCATGAATGTACTAGAGCGTGTGCGATTTCGTGTAATACAACTTCCCTGAGGATTTGTTCATTGTTAACCTCGATTAGTGGCTTGCTAAGTAGAATCTTCTTAGCTGTATAATTACACTGTCCGAATGCCGTTAATTTTGAATTAAATGCTAATTCCCATGAATCGTCTAGGTGTTTAGCCATTAATTCTCGAGCTATCTTTTCCGCGTCTTGTATATTCATATTCTGTCCTTTCATTCGTTTATGCTTTAATTATATGGCATTATGAATAGAAAGTCAATACTTTTTAGCAAGAATATAAAAGAAAAGCCCCTATTTAAGGGGTTATTTTCTTATTTTTCCTGTTCTTCAGCTATAATTTTATCTGCTTCTTCTATATCTGAATCGCTGAAACCCATTTGTTTTAGCATTCGGTTAGCAAACTCATCTGCTGTTTCATTTTCCGAAATGCTCATTATAAATGGCTTCTGGGCTTCCGCTTGGGATGTATTTGCCATCTTTAATATCTCCTGTTTTAATTTCCGTAAATGTCTTAAGATCAAAGACTGCTAATTGTTCAGCTTGTTGAGCCTTTTTAATGGTATCTTTACTATATTTACCTACGTGAGAAATATCTAGGTACCATTTACCATCCTCTGGGTTTTTCCAACCTCCAAGGTTAGCGTCTGGGTGGCGAAGTTTATCTATATTCTTAACAATGAACTTCTTTAGCTCCACTGCACCGAGTTTATCTGTACTAATGATTGCCTCACTATTTTTATGAGGGGCAAAAGCTATACCTTCTCGTTTTGTATTGCCGTGAATGTCGATAGTCATACCGCCATTCTTGTTAGCCGAATCTAGAATCTTTCTGATATTGCTCGAACTAACACCTACGGTACCAGCACCTGAGCCACCTCGTTTACCAGGTCTACCCAGATGTCCCCAGTTGCCACTTCCTTTACTCCCGTTTAAAAGTAGAGATAAAGCAACTACGGCGTTCTTAATTGCTTGTTGTCTATTCATAAGACAAGTATATCAAATCTATTTGTCCTCTCCTTTCCATCATTTATTATATGGGAAAAGGTCGGTTAAGTCAATAATTATTTAGCCTGAACAAACCTTTCCATCTGCACCATAAGAGTGAATGAGGTAGCCTCTAGGACTTTGTCTGTTTCTGTATTGTAAAAGAATGGTTGTTTAATCTGAAACCTTTCCTCTAGTTTTTCGGCATCTTTAGCCCAACCCTCCCAGAGAAGAGTGGTGCGGACATCAAACTCTTGTTTGTGAGTGATGCACAATTGTTTCATTAGGGCTGAGGTAGCGTTGCCAGTACAACCCTCACATGTTCGTTGAAATAGGACTATCATTAGTCTTATTTTACCACGAAATACGTTTAGAGTTACGTTTGGGATCTCTTTGAGGGTTAACTTTTCTATCCCACATCCAACTAGCGATCATAAAAGAGTCGGAATAGTCAGGAGATCGTCCTAGAGTTTCCTTAAGTTTGGACTTCTTTATAACTTTGGGTTCTTGGTTTTCCATCTCATAAGTATGAGCTCCAAGTTCTTTTCTTAACTCACCTAGAGTGCTTACATCTTTATAGAGTTTAATAGTTCCTGAATCCATATTTAACATTAAGTTATAGTAATTATCTGATCTCGATTGACCAGTATTTACATATTCTGTTAAGGTCCAGCCACGAACACGTAAAGCGTCCCTTACGCCGACACCGACACCGTTTGATTCCACCGCTATATTTTTAGCATTTACCTGTTGAAAACCATTTCTTTGGGCAAATTCTATTAATTCATTCGCAATTAAGTAACTTAAAGGCTCTTCACTTTTTCTATCCCAATTCATCTGTACATTAGAGCATTTCTGAGTTACTAATACACCATTGTCTATAAGAGAAAATACTGTACGATCTCTACCAGCATCTGAAACGTCCACTCCAATAACTTTATTAAAGTTCTCACTAGGTTGAGGCAATTCATACGTTATAGCTTTATCTATCAAGCCTGATTTGAATAGTGAACTGTCATCATCTGCATAATCCCAATCTCCATCGAGCAAACGTTTTCTTTCCCTCCTAGGAAGCGTTTTAAGTGTGTCTATGTAGCTTTGAGGAATAAAAGGATTCTGATATACCGACATACGTAAGAAACAGCGTTTCATAGGCACTTTCTTTGGAATCTTTTTCTTGTCAGGTCTAATAACTGTTTCACCGATTACCCAGCTTTGGTATTCACCACCACCAAGTTCCATATATGGATCGTAATACTCAGTACGTAAGAAGTTTTGAGATGGGTTACCAGAGAGTACTAGTTTACCAGGCAAGCTATGTTCTTTCGCCATTATGCCACGACCAACACGTGAACGAATAGCATTCTTAGCCTCCAAAGTTACTTCACCAGCCTCTTCAATAAACGCCATATCTAATTCAAGGGAACCGAAACGTGAGAAATCTGGGTCGGAGGGGTTTTTCATTAACTCACCAAAAATAACAGTTGATCCATTGTTATACTTAATTTCTCCTAGTTGAGCAGAGTAGTTGAAGTCCTGATCCTCTACCAAATTGAACATCTTATGCACTTGACCTAGTAAGGTTTGGATGAATGATTGTCGTAGAGATTTAAGAGTTTTTCTTCCTACAAACAAACGACAGCCAGGGTATTGCCTGATGGTTAGAAGTACCATAATAGCCATCGTAAACGTCTTGGAACCGCCGCCAGATCCACCCATAAAGATTTCAACAGCACTAGGATTTTCAAGCAAACCAATAGCATGACGTTGCTTGTCGCTGATTGTGAGGTTTTCCACTAATCCTCCTCGTCATCGTCTTTGTCTTTGTCTTTAATCTCTTCTAATGTAGGAGTAGAAACAACATTGAAACTGATGTTAGCTTTATCGAAGAATGTTTCACCAGCTTCATGTACTACCTTTTCACCGTAACCAATCTTATTCAACAAGTCCACTAAGTCGCGAACTTCCTTACTAATAGGCTTATTTTCTGCTACAGATTTAGCTATCTCTTTAGTAGCACCAGCCACAATTCCAGCGGCTATCATTGAAGCAGGAGTATTGTCAACGATTCCTTGCCATTGACTAGGGGTACTTTTAAGAATAGTTTTTAAGAACTCTTCATCATTCATCAATTTGCGGACTTTAGAACTGAAACTAGGGGTCTTTTTCCAGTTTCCTCGAGGATTGGTTGGTGGCATTCCTTTGTAACCAATAGTAGGAATAATATTCTTAAATCCTCGCTCTGCTGGAGTGAGCAAATCATCAGGAGTGTTTGCAATTCTCTCGATATCTTCTTTACTATACTTCTTCCCCATAAATTCCCCCTCTTTTTGCAAATTTTTATGTTTCTTTGCCTTTTATTTCTTTTAGATTATTTTCATTATCTATATATAAATGATTCTAGATGTATTATAGCATAATTTAAGCACACATAAAGCCCCCTATGAAGGAGGCTCTCAGGGTTTATCCCACTACTTGGTAGGTAAGCAGTATAAGTAATGTAATCTATCATGGAAGGCAAGACTACATTTTCATTATACATTATAGATTGTTAAGTGTCAATGCTTTTTCTTGGGTTTTTCATCCAGAGTTTCAAATAAGGTTAGTACTAGATTCTTAGCTTGTGGATTGTGATTGTTCAATTCTAGTAGCCGATTAAGAGTGTCTAGTAATATTTCTCTAGTACCTATTGAATGACATATTTGTTTCATTAAGGCAGCTAAGGTTTCCTGTTTCTTCTGCTTAATAGCCTTGTACTCTGGAGTGGATTTATCTAGTATTTTTAAGGTTTGCATAATAAGTATCGCATGACAGAGATTATCATACAAATTACAATCTTTAACACTAAACTGATTCATGCCTTATTATAACATGTTCTAGTATAAATTGTCTAGTAGATTAGCTATTTTGTTCAATAATGGAATCTAGCTCTTCTTTGTCAACACCCATAGCTAGTAGTTCTTCGTAATCAATACCGTCTTCAGAGAAGTTGATTCTTTCGCTAGGTGTATATGCTTTAGTTTCTTCATTGTAAATGATTGAGTCTATTTTCTTACCGTTAATATCATAGCAACGGATAAAAGATATTCCACCATCTACAACAAGTGAAACTTTTTTAGTGCCTACAGGTAGGTCGTCAATATTAATAAAAGGTGTTTTGATTTGTATTCCAACGGTATCCATAATGGTCTCCTTTTGTGTTGGGTTAAGTTTATCTACTATTATTATATCATAAGAGGTAATATCTCAGGGCTTGTAGGTAAATAATATATAACCGATTCTAAGCTCTTGTATGCGTACTTATCTATTCATATATAAAGTTGTGCATAAAAGATAAGAACGCCCGCTAGGGACGCTCTTACGCTGTTTTAGAGTATGTTTATACAGGATTTAGTAGATCATTTACACAAGCCTGCCGTGTTTTTTATCGATTATCTCCTGAGCCTGACAATTTGTTCCTTCTTTGGCGGTCAGCTAGCTTTTGAAGGTTAAGGTCTGCAATGTCCTGTAATTTAATATCTAGGTGGTCTGCAAATACTGCCAAGTACCATAAGACATCTCCTAGTTCCTTTTTAAGGTCTTCTTTCATTTCCTCTGTAATAACAGACTCGTTGTCCCTAACTACTTTCTTAAGCTTTTCCATGACCTCGCCAGTTTCACCTGCTAAGCCTAGTGCTAGGTGGAATAGTTCATTTTTACCATTACGGTTAATGGCTGTTTCTAATGCTTTTAGTTGGTAATAATTAAATGTCATGCGTCCTTTCCTTTCTATGTCTATAACCAGGCAAGTTAGTATGTTAACGTTTATTATTTTGTACGAAACTAGCAACTAGTAAAAAGAATATACCACGTGTCCAGTCGCTATGAAAAATAGCAATACAAATGTTAACAATAACTATTGCATAGACTATAAGATCAATAATATCTGACAAGGTTTCTAATAATTTAGTTGTTTTCATTTTCTTCTTTGTCCTTTAATTCTTGTATAGTTTTGTTCATCGCAACCAAGCCATTCTTCTCATTGTCTATTAAAGAGTAATACCAATATTCAATTGTTTCTCTTTGAAGCTTTTCCATTGCCTTTATAATACTTTCAGAAGCTCTATTATCAAGTGAAGCTTGATAACATAGAAGGTCATCATATTTAGTGTACCCTTTAGCGATATTAAGTTGAGCGGCTTGTGTAAGAACCCTATATTCGAAGAGGGCTTGATAAATACTTGATTTAGCGGGTTTTGGTAGTGGCATTATTACTCCTATTCTTTACGATTGCGTTTCTTATCTCGCAATTCATTCATCCACTCTTCATCTTGTTTAGATATTTCGTGTTCTGAGATAGCTACAAGAATTAAAATTCCTGCCATGATTATTATCCAAATTAACATGTACATTATTTATATATCTCCTCGCATTTTTAGTAATTGAGTAGATGCTCTATCAAAAGGTGTAATATCTCCGCTAGTCATTCTCTTGTAATACCTTAATGCCCAAATCCCCAGAAGTTCGTGTCCATATACCGTTATTAAAAACTCAATAGCACATCTTGTGGCTTCTGGTATGTCTTTATTCTGTAGATGAGTTTGTAACTCTGATACGAGTTTATCCTCTGCCTCTTTCTGACGTTTACTGACGGAATCAGCCGCTAATTCTCGTCTTCTTTGGGCTAATTCTTCAATATCTTCCAGAGTTAACTCTTCTGTATTGAGTATTACTCCATCTGTAGTTTTCAGGAAGTTTTTTATCTTATCTTCTTTCATACTCCCTCCTTTCATTTTTAATTATAAGTGGTTTACTTTAGAAAGTCAATATTTATCTTTTTTTCGAAAAAAGTCATAAAAAATCGGAAAAAAGTATTGACTTTTGCATCTTTATGATATATAATAAAGATATAAATAAGAAAGGACAAGCAATGAACAATAATCAAATCAAGGAAGCAGCTAAAAGAAATCAACTACTTAACATCACTAATCAAGACCTTACTCAATTTACAAACGAAGGCGTTATAAACTCACTAAATAACCTACAGGAAAAGTGTGGAGCATTAGCTTATCACATTATTAAAACAGAAGGTCAATTTTACACTGAATATTCAATCCTTTTCGTAAGCGATCGTGAAGAAGATTGGTTAAAAAGCCAGGAAGACATCAAAAACGGTAAGGTACTTGCTTACATATACAACACTAGTTACGCTCAAGCAAAAATGGACTATATCGGTATTGAATCAGTAAACGGTGAATTAAAAAGGACTTGGTAATATAATTAAAAAATAAGAAACACCAATGACCTGCCAAATGTCAATAAACTGGGCAAAACCATTTTGAGGAAGTCCTCAAAATGAGTTACAACACTAAACCAATCGGGTACAAATCGTACCCAGTTGAAAACCAATTTCTCCACTTGGGAAAAATGGTTTAGAACATTAACAATTCAACCGTAGAACTGGACAGATGACCATTTTGCCCACCCAGGTCGTCTGTTCAACTGGTAGCACTAACGCACCTTTTATCTTAGAGAAGAAAATTTTGTATGCATATTTTTGTTATTCTAATACCCAAAACAACTATCATTTAGTGCTATCGACTGGCAACATCAGTGTCTAGGTTTTTCATTCACCTATAGAATTGAGTGCAGGTGGAAATCGGCTCAATCTGGTGTTGTCAACTGGCTATATAAGTGGCGGAATAGTAGACGCTATATCGACGGTAAGTCCTGGTGAACGTGGCTAGGCGGTCGAAATGTTCGGTGACGGGAGTTCCAAATCCGACTTAAAGCAAAGCGACGTGGCATGTGATGTGACTTTACGAAACCCAATTCCCTCACATTCGAGGAAATTAAAACTCGGCAAATCATCACCTTGTATAGTCAATCGGGTATATAAGACAATTTACAAGTACGAATTAGATGGCTTGACCATTTGACCCAGCAGAGAAGCTGGTAATGAGGTAACTCTCGATGAATCAAAAACTCAACACTTGTCAAATTAGCATCTTGTATACCCGTCCAGTTCTGCTGTTGAATAAAAAAAGAGAGGAGTGTTTTACTCCTCTTCTTTGTCATTCTCTGGAATATAATTCGTTTGTTGATAACCCGCAAGTCCATCTGCCACTAGTAGTTCTAATGCTCTACCTTCAGATACATTTTCATTCTCAGTCACAATCTTCATAGCCTCTTTAATAATTGTTAGCTGATCATCTGTCACCTTAACATTAAGAGTTTTCATTTTAGGTGCATCGTCATCTTCTTTTTGATCAAAGTCCTCATATGCATTATCGAAATCGAAAGCACAGAGTTCTTTAAAATCTTCCATCTGTTTTTCAGAGTATGGTAACTCAATACCTATCTCGTTCAATTTTATAGCGAGTGGAGCTAATTGGATTTGATCAAATTGAACACTTACTTCAGCCCAGATAGTCTTTGCTTTAGCATCTTCTTCAGATATAAAACCTAAGTTGTATACAGGAATTTCCTTGTAACCTAGATCTTGAGCTGCCGTAGCTCGTTGTTCACCATCAACAATAGTAAAACCGTCTTCACCTTCTACTTGACGAACGATAACTGGCGACATGAATCCATTAAGAGAAATGCTTTCCTTAACTTTTTCATACTCTGCTGTACGTTTTTCTTTCGGATTGTAATCATTGAGATGTACATCTGAAATAGGCACTATACTTACGTTTTTAGGGTTGAATGTATGTTTAGTAATGTTTGTCATTTGTATTCCTCTCTTTATTCTGGGTGTTTTATCCCACGATTAGCCCACAATCTAGTGACGAAGTGGGCAGCTTTCATATACTCTTTAGCATTGTGCATATTCAACTCTCTATAATTAGCAGTATGAGCCTTCATAAACAGTATATTGTCACTATTCTTTGTTTTTGTACTTTGCACTAATTTATGAGAAGCAGGATCGAAAGTTATAAGTCTTCTATACATTCCACCCGCAAGCCAACTAGTAGCATCTACAGAGTAAAATGGGTATCGTAACCAAGCCCAATAGCCGTTTACTCCGAACCCGTGTACTTTTACGTCTTTACCAATTATTCTGAAACATTTATCTAGGTGTTTTTTCATTAATGGCACATTTATAGAAATAGGCACTAACCCCCCCAGAGCAATATAATCATATTTCTTTACCATACGCTCAAGCTCTGCATAGTCACTACCGTGGTGAAATGTTGGAAGTGGATGTAATCCTTTAGATTCCATGTATTCTACATTTTGACGTGTACCTTTACTATCTCCAATAACATCCAAACCAGCATATGTAGTGATCCATTTTTCATTCCTTTTAATGAAGTTTATATAGTCATCAATATCTATAACTTTACCTTTAGTAAAGGCAGAAAATGCTCCAGAGTCAAGGAATAGATCCTTACCTAATAATCCTCGTTCTTTATGCCAAGCTTGGTAATCTTTTTTCTTAAAACATAAATAACTTTCAAGAAGATTCTTAATACCTGTACATTCACTTATTTCTGTATCTGTGGAGTACCCTGCAAAGTATAGTTTCATTTTACCTCTTCTCGTACTCAATTGGATCTACTGCATTGTTATCCTCAAAAGCCTCTAAGCGTTCAATACAAGATCCACAAGCACCACACGCCTTTTCCTTGCCCTTGTAACAGGTCCAAGCATCTGAATAATCCGCACCGATTTCCAAACCTCTTCGCACAATATCACCTTTACTCATATCTACGTATGGAGCTATTATTTCGACCTTCCAATAGTCTGCTATTTTAGCTACTTCATTAAGTTTTTCAATAAACTCTGGTCGACAATCTGGATAGATATCGTGATCTCCTGAATGAACACCTATTGCCACTTTATGAGCTTGTATTTCTGAAGCTAGAGAAATCGCAATACTAGACATAATTAAATTTCTAGCTGGCACGACAGTACTTTTCATACTCTCTTCTCGGTAATCACCTTCAGGAATATCTATATTATTTTTGGCAATTAGGCTAGTTTTTGAGAGCATGTCAGACATAAATGAAATATCTATCAACCTGTGAGGAATATTTAATTTTTGAGTAGTCCTTCGAGCAAAGTCTAATTCCTTTGAATGTCTTTGTTTGTAAAAGAAACTAACTGCCTCAACCTCATACCCTTGATGCACCATGTCATACAAAAGAGTAGTGCTGTCTAGTCCACCAGATAAAATGACTAATACTTTCTTATTTTTTTTCATTATATAGCTCCTTTAGCCTTTTAATGTGTACTCCTAATAAAATACCGTTGAGCAACCAAACTGAGATAGAGGAGATCAGAAAGCCGTATATAACAAATAAACTTGCACCTACAATATTAAACTTTCTAATATTAATCTCTGACTTTTGAAGAAATGAGATTAAGACGAATAAAGTAGCTATTAAACCGATTAATTCAATCATTATTTAAGCTCCTTAGCTTTTGCTACAAGTCGAGTAGTGATTGGTAAAAAGATAGCTTCAAATAGAGTTTTAGTGCTTGCTTGGATAACAATCATTGATAACATTACACCTAGTGGCAGTACGCCTGAAAACATAATTGTGACGAAGAAAATACTATCAGCAGATTCACCAAAAATAGTGGATAACACTGCACGACGTTTGAATTTCTCTTCGCCGTGCTTTTTATGCATGTAATCCATAACCTTTGCATTGACAAACCCTCCCATTAAGTATGCCGCAAGGCTAGCTACTAAGGCTCTGAAAGATGTACCTAAGATAGTTTGATATGCTTGTGCCGTGCTAATCATATAGTCTGGAGCGGGAAGAGTGTTTGCAAGCCAGTATAGAGCAACGGCTATTAAGTTTATAACAAACCCTAGCCAAATTATCATTGATACTTTTTTAAAGCCATAAACCTCAGCCAGGATGTCGTTAACAATAAAAGTAACAGGAAATATGAATACTCCTGCAGTTAATGTTAATCCCCAGAAGCCTAGATCGAAAACTCTTCCTGCTAGGATGTTAGAAAGCACTAGAGCTCCAGCGAATACGCCAGACAAAAGGGCTAGTAGTGTTGATTTATCAAGTTTATTTTTCATTGCCTCTTCCTATTTATTAATCATTGACAGGAACTCTTGTCGTGTATTTAGATTGTCTTTGAATACTCCTGTTAACTTCGTAGTAATTGTGTTAGCTTCTGAACACTTTACTCCACGCCAAGCCATACAACCGTGAGTAGCTTTCATATAAACTGCCACACCAAGAGGTTTCAACTCTTTTTCAAGAATAGTGGCAATGTCGTTTGTGATTTCTTCTTGAACTCCGAAACGCTTTGAAGTTTCTTTAACACATCTAGCAAGTTTAGAAAGTCCTACGATTTTTTCACCTGGGACATATGCAACCCAAGCCTCACCCTGGAATGGGTATGTATGATGGGCACAGCTCGAAATGAATTTAATAGGACCTTGCACCACCATTCCCTTGTCTTCTTTATCTGGATTGTCAAAAGATGTATAAGAAAACTCTTGTGGAGTTGTCATCTCTTCCATTGCTTTAATGTAACGTTCTGGCGTTTTTGCCATATCAGGACGAACTTTACTTTCACCTTTAGACAAGTATTCCAATACCTTGTCCATACTTTGGACTGCTTCTTCTCTCGTAACCATATTAACTCCTTAATTTTACGACGGCTGAACACTTAGTAGTTTCTTCAACCTTTACTCTTACTAATTTCGCTCCAGTTCCTTGTAATTGCTCTGGACCAACCACATTCAATAGATGAGCTCCTATATTTTCCGCTGTAGGATTGAATGGAACAATACATACACCATCTGGAGTAGCTTTTTCAAAGAATCCTCGATGGGGATCCTTCTCCCAAATTAAAGTCTTGTGGTCGTAATTTTCCTCAATCCAATTACATAGAAGATTTCCGATTATACCGAAATCCATAACCATTCCATCTTCTTTGACTTCACCTTCAACTGTAAAGTGAATCACATAATTATGACCGTGATAACTTCGTTCACATTTTCCACCCTGACCTATAACGCGATGTCCAGCACAGATTTCATGAAACTTGGTTGCTTGAACTGTTGTATCTTCGTACATTTATACTCCTCTTTTATCACCCCAGCGATTAATATGTTCACGTGTACTGAAGTTCATATTTAATGTCTGTGCTAATTCTTTTACTAGTGGTTCAGTTTCGGCTAATTCTTCTCTTGTTCTGCCGAGAGGCATTAAGAATACTCGATCCGCAGGAACTTCATATTCATCTAGAAGTGTAAGGATTTCTTCCACGTCCTGTTCACTGGACACTACAAACTTAAAGTCTGCATTCGGTAATTCTGTAAACTTCTGCAGGGCTTTTGCCTTGATCCGTCGTCTGTCTGAATCGCCAGAGTTACTCAATTTCGGTGAAACATTCCACTGATTTACTAATTCAGCCATTTCGTCATTTGGGCGAATAGTTCCATTGGTTTCGATTTCCACATAAAAATCAGGATTTTCATTTCGCAATTTCTTTATGAAAGCAGGTAGAACTCTTTGTTGTAATAGTGGTTCACCTCCTGTTATAACGATATGAGGTTCATCATAGCTCTTTACAGATTCAACTAGACTGTCTATTGACACTTGAGTTTGGTTTTCTGCTCTATCGTAAACAACACCATCCTCGTGTTGGTTGGCTTTACTCTGTGTGTAGCACCAAGATTGTGGGCTATCACACCAGCTACATGCAAGTGAGCATTCGCTTAATCGACAGAATACGACATCTTGACCAAGGTTTCGTCCTTCACCTTGAATGCTATGAAAGATTTCAGGCTGTCCATTTAAGACAGTCATTTTTAATGCTTCTTTTTCAACTCCTATTGGAGTAATAGGTATAAATTGTTTTTCCATTTCCCCTCATTCGTTTTAGTTTTGACTATTAGATAGAAAGTTTTAGTTTCCAAGGGTGAAACTCTTTTCTTGATACATTATATCAAATCAGATATCTCACCCTTGACAATTGAACTTAAAAAGGTATATCGTCTAGAGAAACAGGCTCGCCCATAAGCTTTTCAGCTTGACTTGCCGCTACAGAGTCGGAATCTCGTTTTTCAATGAATTGTAATTCACGAACTAAGACTCCAAGTTTAGACCGTTTCTGCCCGTCCTTTTCCCAACTTTCCTGCTCTAATTCACCAACAACCAATAGACGTTGCCCCTTGCCTACATATTTAGACACTAATTCACCAGTTTTTTCCCAAGCCTTACAATCGATGAAATTCGTCTTATCTCCGAATCCGTTCACTGCTAGGGTGAAAGAACAGATATTCTTTCCTGAGGCTGTGGTTTTTAATTCAGGATCTTTAGTTAGTCTGCCCATTAATGTTACGTTGTTAAAGTCTTTAGCCATCTCTATTCCTCCTTGGCTTAATTTAATACTATATCTATTATACCTTTTTTTCTGATTTTTGGGAAGATTCATTCAATTTATTGAGTGCTTCCTTGTAATCGCTGACGGCTTTTTCGGCACGACTTAATTCCAGTTCATAGTAAGCTTTAGTAACTGCATCACGATCTAGATGTTTAGCTGAAGCTTCTAGTGCAAACAATAAGTCTTCTACACTATCTTTGGTCCACATTAACGGTTTAAGCGATTGATGAGGCACGTTGATTTGTGCTGAATAGTAAATCTTTTCTCCACCATCTAATGAGCTTTTAGAGGCTTGCACAATCCATTCTAGTTCTTTATCTTTAAGTCGTTTGGCAATCTTCTTAAGTAGTTTTTCTGCTTTTGTAAATTCTTCTTGTGTCATGATTAATTATCCTTACCTTGTAAATATTCAACAATTTTATTTTTAATATCCTTATCTTCAAGCATTACTTGACAGATCAACTCGATCCCTCGTAATGTTACCACACCAGAGTCATTAATAACTCGGTGCTTTTTAAGCAGAGCAGTTTCCTTGTCTTGTTGACTTTCTATATACTCTCGTGCAAGCGTTTTGCTTGATTCTTGACATGGACATTCTTCCATATATTTTTCCTCCTTGTTAGTGTTTATAATCTTAACTAGACTTTTACCATTGAAAATAATGCTATCAGCTTTGCAATAACGCAAGAACTCATCATCAATCTTGATATCAATTGCTTCAAGTAAGTGTGGTGTCTTTAATCCCATAAGTGATGTATATTCCTTGCTACCCAGTGGATTGCCCATTGAACTTCTCTGAATTGTTGTTTAGAACCAGGTTTAGTGATGTCGCATAAATCCTCATAACCAGACAGAGCTTTGTAGGCACGCCTCATCTCTAATTGATATTTTTCGTTCTCTTCTTCAGTTGGGAAGACGCTATAACGCTCATCTAGCCATTTTAAGTGCCACTCTAAGTGCTGAGCCAGCATGTTACAGATAGTTATATTTGAGTTCCAAGCATCCTCAGCAGGCACTTTGCCTTGTTTGCGAAGTCTGTTAACTTTAATATTTCTTGGACGATTCTTAACCCATTTCCAAGCTCTATAGATTGGACTTGGTATTCGATCGAAAATCCACCAATACAATTCACTATGTTTTTTCATTATTCTCCTTTACACATACTATATTTAAAAATCGTCATAAGGGTTACCAACTTGTGCTACCCTTAAACCTAATTCACGCCACATATTACATACTTTAGGGCGATCATCAATTACACCTAGTACTGCCCAATTGTCCTCAATATACTTTTGGTATAATTCTTTCTTAACAATATCATCAGGTCGAGTGTCGCCTTCAGCCCGCATGAATAAGTGTTTGTAATCGAACATATTTCTACGTAGCCACGATTCAGTATCTTTTCTTGCATTTTCACTTCGCCCAGACATAATAATCACATCTAAGTATTCATGCATATCGGCGGTTGAAATAGCGTCTAGTAAAAATCCTACAAACGGATCAGGTGTGTCCTCTCCTACTCTTTTCATATCGTAAAAACTTCGCCCTGAGGTATTTATAGCTAGAGTTCCATCAATATCCACTAGAATGGCTCTGCGTAATTTCCAGAGAGGGTAACGCTCTAATTCAGTAGGTTTATACGGCTTTATCCACCTGTAATACATTGAATAAATAACATTCTGACCTACACTATTCGGACGCTTTAGATCTCGCTCAATACAGGTTTTAATTGGCACTTCCAAAAATGAGGTGTCTTTTTCAAACCTGATATTAAATTCACGAGCGATTGCACGAATAGATCGTTCGTGTATAGGATTGAGATTGGTATCATCTACTACTACATTTTTCCCGTCTTGTAAGGCTTGGCGAATAAGAAAGTTACGAGTTCGAATAACTTCCTTCTCTTTCTTTCTGGTGTAGTGTTCCATATTCGCACGAATATCATCTTTACAAATTCGTACCCAACCTTCTTTTTCAAGTTGTTTGGCTTTTGTTGTTTTTCCTGATGCAGGAAGCCCAACGTGCATTCTAATTGTTTGTGTCATTTTTGTTCTCCTTTTTAAAAACTATCGCCTGAGGTAGAACCATATTTCTAAACCCAATTCTACGTAATGCGATTCCTCTCATAAGACCAGAGTTTTGATCTAATAAATAATTACTTATAGTAGTTAAAAATACAGGTACTGGACAAGTATCCACAGACATAGGTTCTTTTATTGGTGAGTCTTTTATTGGTTGAGGATTGTCATCGTAAATGTCTGTAACATAATATTTTTCTCCTTCGCAATACGGAGATATGAAACCGTATCCTTTTGTATATAGCGAGGCTTGGTTCAGATGATAAACTACATTATCTTCTAAGGCATAATTAGAATCTATCCAAATTAATCTAGTGTGTGGACTAAACCTATTGAAACAGGTAAATAGTTTACTTTTAGATTTTAGAAATATCTCTGTTGACCAATAAGGGATTCTTTTCTGTAGCTCTTCAATCTTTTCTCTTAACTGAACCAATTGGTTAGCATCGTCGCTCATAATAAATACATGACAACTACCTCTTACCTGATATATGTCTGAGAAGAGTTGGAAAGTGTCTTCTAATGAATCTCTTTTATGTATTTGAACAACGAAAACATAATCCATTATCTACTTGACTTCCTCTTTTTGGTTCATAATTTCTTGGTAGGCTTTTTCATACTGGTCCAATCGGAAAGTACCTTCTTCAAGATTATTGTTTTGGGCTATTAAAATAGCTTCATTGATATCTTTAACCCGACATACTCCACTTAACCTAGCACGAATAGCCACATCTTCATCATCTGTAATGACAAAACTTAAGTTCTCATACATTTTTGGATCATCAATATTTTTAGTTTCGTTCAACTCTGCATGGCTTAATGTAGCTAAGAATGGAGATTTATATCCATAAATACGAAACTTTACGTGACTTAGATCTGCTATAAGTTGCTCTGTAAAGCCGTCAAGTTCTTTACCATAAATTAAGAATCGAATATGGTCTGGTTTTTGCACAACATTCTTGAAGAATGCTTGATGATTAACCGTTTTCATACCTCTGTTCTTGTCCACCTTTCTAACTAGTAAATTGTTATGCTTCAAGTATAATGTATTCTCCATAAAAAAGCAAGGGAGTGCTTCTCTCCCCTGCTCACGTGCCACAACACACACTAGTCTATTGACAATATTTGTAAAGCCCTTGAGCCTCTCTATTGTCTATTTAATAATAATGGATATGGCTTAAAAAGTCAACTATCTTTTGAGTTTTTAGCCTCTTCTAATTCCGATTCTAATATTTGTAATACTTGATTGACGGTTTTATCATCCATACATCACTCCCTTTGATACTTTATTTTAGTATATCAATTGGCAATGTTTCGATAAAACGATTTGAGTCTGCCATGATAATCCAATTCTTCTCTCTCTTCTTTAGTAAGTGGGCGAGTAACATATCCATGACAATTGCGACATTGAAGTTGAATTGCATTAACTTGAGCACCAGTTTTTCTGTACGCTTTAATGGAGAACTCTGATTGGTGCATACAGCGTGGACAGATATCTTCTCTTCCTGCCGACAATGCCCCATTCGGGTGATTGGTTGCAAACGGTAGAAGTTTTTTATAAATCTTTTCCAATAAATCTACGTCACCAATGTTATAAATTTTTAGCTTTTCCCAAGCCTCTTCATTGTTATGAATCAGACAATCATACCAGACATCATGATTTGTGATAGCCGTTTTCTGACCTACGCCCAGTAGTTGTCCTAGATAATCTAGTTTGTTATTATCAAGCTTAAAGTATCTTCTGGCGGTTTGTAATGTACAGAAGGTCTTATACCAACTCGCAGGAGTTAAGCCGTGCCTTAAGAAAAAGGCGTTTGCCATCTTTTGATCGAATTTAACGTTATGTGCTACAAAGACTTCGCATTCATCAATGAGATTCCATAATTCCTTTACTAGTAATGAATCATCACCTTGTTGTACGGTTGCTCTATCATGTAAGGTTAAGCAATGAGTTTCTTTTTCCCCTAGCCATTTCCACGCAAAAGATAATAGAACTGGTGGTCGCTCGACTTTAATGACATTTGTTTGCCATTGACCATAAGAGTAACCTAGAGTTGGGCTACAGTTGCCAGTAACTAAGACTTTCTGTCCACCCTTAACAATTATCATATGAGTAGGGACTTCAACGCAATAAACAGTTTCATCAACTTGTCTTACTGACTTCTTAAAGCTACGAATATCTCCTGTATTAGTCTTGCCTATAGTTACCTTGTATCCCGATCCGCTTCTACAATAAGTAGCCATCTTATTGTTCATAACTACTACATCACGAACGAACTCAATATTATCCAACTGACCACAAGAGTAAGAAATCTGCCTAAGACCAGAGGGATACGTCTTAATACTTCCACCCCATAAGGCAATTTCTTCAATGAAGTCTTCACCACATTCACTCACCTTAAACCAGGTATCCAGACTTTTCGTCATCTGAATTGGAGTATATACTGCGAATAAAGTGTCTACTTGTCCTGTCTTTCTACGGTGAATTGTTTTACGCCATCGCAAGTCTGTTTGTGTCAAGATCCGCTCTATTCGCTCAATCTTACGAGATTTTCTAAATGTCATAGTCCAGTATGCAAGCGGTTCACCTGATTTATCAAACCTTCTAACCCCTTCATTTACTCGATATGCATCAGCCTGTAGAGCAATTGCCAGTCTATCTAGAGCAGATAATTTCTTAGTCTTCTTATTTTGTCCAGCATACATGGTAATACCAGTATTCGGAGATTCTTTCGCTAGATATGTAAATATTTTACCCGAACTAGTACTTCTAGCCACCATTGTATGGTTTTCGGTGGCAGTAATAGTTCCCATCTTAGTCTTAAAATCAACTACATTGCCGTTATAGTGCTTCTCTATCTTGCGTGTAGGCTTTACAAATGTGATTGTTCCATCTTCGTGGTATTGAGCCACCTTTTCATCTTTGAGTTTGTCAAAACGTATAAAACCGTCCTGTGTAAGTACTTCTGTGCTACCTACGAAACATTCAAGGTCCACCATAAGCACTTTAGCCTCACGCTCAAAACTCTTGTATTGTTTTTTATCAACTTCTTGATTTGTTTTTTTCACAAAACCCCCTCCTCACAGGCATTTAATCACATACCTGAAATTATGTCAAGGGGTTTTCTATATCTTCAATAATTATTTCTACGCCGAAATTCTTTGAGTCGAAACCTACTAGTTGAGCTTCTAATTTTTGAACAGTTAAGCAATTATCATCAGTTATTATTTTTGAGTCTTTTAGTGTATCGAGTAAAGTACTTATAGAATTGTCTAAATCCTTGTGTATGCGAGTTTTATGAGTAAAGAGGAAAGTTATACTAACTGGACCATTAAATCGCGGTAGAGAGGCTCTAAACGCCAAACTAGCACCCTTTTTCCATTCCGTAACTTTACTATCTGTCACTAGAATAGGTGAACCAGTCCGTCTATTGCGGAATATACGTTTTGAGTTCTTTTGTGATGGCACTGAGCCGTGTAGAAACATTTTTGCTTTCATAATAAAACTCTTAAGTGGACACTGGTGAGGCAACCTACTTCTAGGCTTACTCACATAAAGACGGTGTGCAATAGTTTTGAATCTGTTCTCACTTTTTTAACCGTCCGTCAATCAGCAACTATTTCTAGTATTTAGCCCCTTTCTCTTAACAATACTCCAGGGTATAGGATTTCTCCTGCCGATAGGTTTTCGCCTTGCACCCAGCGTATTAAACTACAGTGCCCGCTAAAAAGTTCTATATTAAAGTTCTACGAGTTTATCGCCTTTTACTTTCACCTTGACAATCTTATTATCTGTAGCTCCCTCGGTAGTCTGTAAAATATTTACTATCAAGGTTGCATAACCTGCTAAATCTCGCCAACTATCTATGAAGTTCGGATCGCCATTCAATATTCGACCAATCTTGTGAGCTATCATATCTAGTGACTCTTTTTGCGGATCAGACAAGGATTGCCATTTCGCTGAACTCAACATCACATTCTTTATGCTTTGAGCCGTATGAGCATGATCTCTATAATCACCATTGCTACTTTTACGCTCTGCTAAAGTCTGCTCTATCTCGTTCATATTTTCATTATACAGTAAATAATTTTGATGTCAATAGCTTTATTCACAACCGTCACAAATAGTCAAACTTGCTGGGTCTAATGGAGCAGATATAGTACCGTTTTTCTTTGCCTCTTCGTCTGCTACTTCTTGGGCTTTTTTCAACGCCGCGTCGATAGCATTTAATTTTTCTTCTAATGTCATATCGTCATTAATGATTGCGTTGGCGTTCATGTATACCCTTTCATTCAATTATTTAGAATTACAAGTATAACAAGTCTTGACAGTATTATCGTGTGATATCGTAATGAAAAAGGAAGAGGTTGCCGCTAATCTGTTTCCTCATTAATTTGTTAGTCTGACTCCAATATATAGATGAATATCCAAATCTATATATAGATGCTATGCGACTTCTTTTCCACTTTATGGCTCGGAGTGTAGGCTACGATCCTACGTTACCAGGTCCAAAGCCTGGCGTTCTACCAGCTAAACTAACTCCGATTATGGTAGCAGGAGTTGGGATTGAACCAACGTTCTCTTGCTTATGAGGCAAGCGAGATAACCACTTCTCCATCCTGCTTTATGGTGTCTTCGTCTAGATTCGAACTAGAGCCCTTTGCATTTTCAGTGCAACGCTCTACCAACTGAGCTACAAAGACATATGGCTCCACCAGTTGGGTTCGAACCAACAAACCCCTTCGTTAACAGCGAAGTGCTCTACCTATTGAGCTATGGTGGAATACTTGGCAGGAGAGCAAGGTATTGCACCCTGTCCTGAGGTTTTGGAAACCTCCGTGCTAACTTTTGACACCACTCTCCTATTGTTAAGGTTCTTAAAAACCAGTCCTATTTTTGGGACTGGCTTGCGGATAGTTTTTGTTTTTTCACAACCACTATGAGCAAGACACCCCACGGGATTGGGTCTGATTAAATTGCAAGTTATTTAACCAAGTCTTACTCATAACTTGCATTATATCACAACTGTTTTAAAGTACAAGTAGGTTGGTTTTATTTATTTAGAAGTTCTTGTTTTTTCCTCTTAAAGGCTTCGTAACCTTCAGCGTATTTAGATTCTCGCCTATCTGTGGAGTTACTAGAATTTAAAGTTTTCTGATTTGGATTACTAGTCCAAATGTCTTTTACTTCTGCAATGGTAGATGTACGAATTATATGCCCATTAGGTCTGTCGATAGTTACGAATGGAGTCTTGTTAAGGATGCCTTGACGAATAATGTCGCCCTGTTCTTTTGAAACGGTTATTGTTTTACCTGTGGTGGTCGTGATTTCTGTTGCTTTCATATTTTCAATTATAATTTGCTATTTAACAAAAATCAACTACCAACCAGCAATTCCACCAGATTGCTTATCACGTAGGTTAGTTACCCACGATCCGATTGCGACTCGTTTACTGTAAATATCCAGAGCCTCGAGTATGCGAGGTTTATACCCATCATCTGGTAAAGTTGGGTAAATATCGATTATGAATTGTAGGTATTTAAGCGAATCTTCTTCTCCTAGTTCCTGCTTAAGTTGATTGATTTTAGTTCTAACATTGTTATGATTTCTTACTGGTAACTTAAGCGTCTTAATCGTTTCATAGTAGACTTTAGCTACTTCGTCGGCTGGTTTTTTCTTAACAATTTCTTTTGATGGTTGAGCTATTTCTGGGGCAGATTCTTCTGTTCCAATTATATTATATTTCTTTTTATTATATTTCTTTTTATTATATATATTTATATATGCCCTTACATCTCCAGTCCTTGTGATGTAAGGCTTGGACTCATAAGGCTTGGACTCATAAGGGTTAGGATTGTCTTCCTGTTCGTCTTCTTCTTCAGCCTCTTCTAATGCTCTTTCGTATTCTGGCACAGAATAGACTGTATACTCAGAATACCAATGACCACGCTCATTTTTCTTCTTTTCTCGTTTCAAATACCCGCTTTCTTCAAGTTCTCTTAAACATGACTCTATACATGACACACCCTCTTTGATTTCGTTAGCAATTCTACTAGCAGAAAAATGCCAACCCTCGGGCTTGCCTTCAATATATGCGAATAGTCCCTTTGCTTGTAATGACACTGTTCCGCTGTTTGCTAGGTTACAAGGAGTGCACGCAAACCTTATACGACTTTTGTTTAATTTATTCATTTCACCCTCCAGAAAAATGTTTGCTAATTGTTTTTCAACTCGTATACTGAATAAAAATGTCCCTTATCGTCCCTCTTCTTACTCCTACGCAACCATCCAGCCGCTTCTAACTCCCTTAAACCACTTTCTACACTCGAGATTCCATCTGTACTTCTATCTGCTAGCACAGAAGCTGATATACGACCACCTGTAGCCACAATGCTAGCTATATGAACATACAGACCCTTAGCTTTAGCTGATAATTTAGTCCTTAAGAACTCATTAGGTACGATAATAAAATCGTCATCCATTTTATGGTTAAGTGTGTTTTCCATATGTCAATCCCTCCTTCTTGACTTATTACTTGTGTTTTTAATTATAAGCCATTTAGCTAAAAAAATAAACGAAACGGGTTGATTTAATTTTTGTAATTTGTTATTATAAATACATAAAAAGGAGGCAAATTATGGAAAAAAAGTCAGAAAAACAAGTAGTTCTTAAACAGGACGCATTAACCCTAACAACGGGTAAAGAGAATTTTTTCAACCTAGAACAGCTGAAAAAGATTCGTCACAGTACACCTGCGTCAATGATTTATGAACGCCGAGCTAAGGGTGGTGGTACATGGAAATATGTTAAGGCGGCTGATGTTATCGTAGCTTTGAATACTACTTTCGGTGGTTTTTGGGATTTCAGCATCGTAACGGATGAGGCTACCGCTTTAGAAATGGCAGTTAAGACCAAGTCAGTAGTGGTACGAGGAAGACTAACAATTACTAACCCAAGTACTGGAGTTTCAGTTACTCGTGAACAATACGGTCGTAAAGATGTAATGTTTAAAAAAGGCACAAATGAGCCGGTGGATTTCGGTAACGATATGAAAGCCGCTGCTTCAGATGCTCTTAAGAAGTGTGCATCACAATTCGGACTATTCAATGATATCTATCGCGATAATGAGCTGGTAGAAATTAAAATTGTAGCAAACGAAGAGAACGAGAAAGAGGAGTCTGAAAGTACTATATCTGAAAAGGTCAAAAGAGTTATCGAGCTTAATAAGAAGTAATGAAAATAATCGAAAAGTTAGAACAGGGAACACCTGAATGGCTAGAGATTAGAGGTAGGTACTTAACGGGTACAGACGCTTATAACTTCGCAATTAAAAAAACTCCTGTTGAACAAATCTTGTCAGATAAAACCAGCAACTCGTTTACAGGAAATTACTATACAAGACGTGGACATGAACTAGAGCCAGTTAATAGGTATATCTGGGAACAAGTTAATGGTTTAGAGGTTAGGACTCCAGGATTCATTCGTAGTGATGAATTTAGTATTGCGGGTTACTCACCAGATGGAGTAGTTTATCAAGACAACAAACCTATAGGATTAATTGAGTGCAAATCTTTTAACGAAGCAAGACACCTCAAAAATTACGAGTATGCTGAAACTACAATATTACTTCAAATGGAATGGGGTATGTTTGTAACGGGTCTTCCTTGGTGTGATTTATGTTTGTACAATCCCGATATTTCGGATCCTGAAAAGCAATGGTTATGCAAGAGATATAATGCTACTCCAATAATTCAAGAGAAATATGCTAGGTTATGTAGAGAATACGAAAACAACAGAAAAGCAACTGTCTATTGGCAAGAGAATCATATACCTTGTGATTATTGATAGCTTTATGTGAATTTTGTTATAATCAGCATATGAACAGGAATCAAGCAATACTTAAAGCAGTCCAGGTGATAACAATGGTTATCAATGGCGGTAAAGGTTCGGGTAACTTCGGGCATGCAGGTCGTCCTGGGAAGCGAGGAGGCTCGGGTACAGGCGGTTCTGACCTATCAGTAAGTGAACAATTGGGTCGTAGATTCAACACGCGTGTAAAGGCTCAGAAAAAGGCTGATGCCTTAGCATACAAAGACTTTGACTATTATTCTGAAATGACCATTGTCAATCAAGAAGAAAAGCTTATAAACGAGATATTCGTAGACCAGTTTAAAAAACACGGATTAGATATAAATAAAGTGACTGTAAATCAGCTAGATTGGTCAGAGGGAAATGGACCTCGAGATAGTAGAACGGGTGAATTTCTGAGTGAACCAAACCTTCAAAAGAATAAAAATAGACCCGAGCATAAACTACATAGACAACTAACTCAAGATACTTTACGATCCGCAGGAATCACAGAACTAACGCTATATCGTGGAATTAGAGAGGGTGAACCCGATGCAAGGGGTTACACTTCATTTTCCACCAATAAAGCAGTGGCTGAAACATTTGGTTCAAGGGTTATGACTAAAAAAGTAAAGATAAAGGACGTTGTTGCTCATTATCAAGTCCACTACAAGTCTAATTACCCTTCAGAGCAAGAAGTGATAGTTGATTTACATTAGGGCTTGACATTTAAGACAATTTCCTATATAATACTAATATGAGAGGAGAGAATTATGGATATGAAGATGGATATTAAAGAGATTTTAACTAAGCCTGTCGGTGAATTGACGATAGAACAGCAAGAACAAGCTCTTAAGTTTCTTAAGGGTATGTATGCCGACTTATTAAAAATCGTGGATGGGGCAAGCCAGGATGAAAAAGATAAAGCTATTCAAGCCTTAAGTTTTGAAGAGAAAATTGATTTAGTCAAGGAATATCGTAGTGGACGGATCTAATATTACGATCTTAAAGTACCGAATTGACAATCAATATTTCTTCCACGTTTTAGATAAGTTTGACGAACCAGATGAAGTTGAACGCTTAGCTAAAATGATACGATGGAGTAAACGTAAAGCTCGTCAGTGTGAAATAAATAGTCAAGAATACGAGCAGTTGTGGATTAAAACTACTCCCATAGTCTAGATCACCATCCAGTACACCAGAAATAATCTGGTGTATTTTATTTGAAAAAAAGTATTGATTTTTAAGCTTGTCCTCTATATAATTAAAATACAATATAAATGAAAGGACGGTATAAAATGCAACAAGAAGAAATTAAAGACTTACAAGGTCAGCTCATAACTCTTCTGGATGAAGAAAATGCCTTAATGCAGAGTGAACAATTTAAGGCATTCATGGCACGTAAAAAGGCTATTGACACTCAGATGAGTCAAATTAAAGAAGAGTTAAAAACTTTAATGCCGAAATATGGCGTTAAGAAACTTCTGAGTCCAGAAGAAGACGGTATTAAAGCTGGTGAGAAATGGTCAATCACTTGTTCAACTAGAAATACTGTACGTGTAACAGATCCTAACAATATTCCAGAAGAATATACACGACTAGAAAAGGTGGAAGAAGATTTCGTTGTGGTTGACGATGAATTATATCGACGCGTACCAGATACTGCGAAATTTAAGACTCACGTGGACACTGGATTAGTTGATAAAGAGCTTCCAGGTATTAAGGTGCAGGAAAGTGTTGCTATTAGTTTTAAGGTAGATGGAAAAACTGTAAAGGTTGATTAAATGAAGCTATATAAAATAGAGGGAGAGGATTTACTATCTTCCTGGACCGATCATTATACAGAATTAGAACTAATAGATAAGTTCTGGGATTATGCCTTACAGGACGAGCTGTATGATTCAGATTATTGGTATCAGCAATACGTTAATAACGCGGGTAAAGATTCGAAACTCACTAAGAAGAATTGGTTAAAACAGGTGTGGACAATAGAACCACCAGAGTGGTTTAATCTTACCGAGATTCAAGAAGTCTGGCAAATCGATATTAGTCCTGTAGGAGATTAGAATGAAGGCTTGGGAAATACACTATATCGATTCGGATGGGATTCAAAGAATGGAAGTTGTGGCTTCTGTTAGAAAACCAAGCCCAGAGCGAGCATTAAAATTAGCCCAGATTGATGATTTAGAAAACATTCAGCTATCTGAAGTCATAATTCAAGAATTAGTCATTTATGGCGAACATGGCAATAGGTACATAGCAACTTTGGAGGAAGCATGATAAAGATTAAACGAGAAGATCTCATAAACTACATTAAAGATAATATCGACACAAGTCTAGATTTTACTGATGTTGAACTTAACCTGGATACCAGAGATGAAAGACTAGATGGCACTATTCTAGTATTTCCATATATAGAAACTACTATTAAGATAGACTATGCTATTTTTCTTGAATATATTACTAAAGGAGAAAAATTAAGATGATACATTTAAGTCAAGAAGAATATATTGAATTATTACGAGCTCAGGAAAAACTAAAGTGCCTAGAGGTCGGTGGAGTCGATAATTGGGAGTGGTATGGTGAAGCGATGGAAGATTATGTTGACCCAGCAGAGCGTATTAAAATTGAGGCTCAAGCGAAGGAAATATTGGATTTTCTCGCAAGTTATACAGAGGTGGAACAAGACCCAGCAGGACTTGGAACTGGATATAAAGTTGATTTTGATAGTGAAGCTGAAGAGGCTATTACACGAATGCTCATTAAAATTGACAAAGAGTGCAATATAAAGATTGAAGATATTGTTAAGGCAGTTAAGGGTTAAATAAGGAAAGTCTTGTTAATTGCAATATATACTCTGAATGTCTTATAAATCTATAAGTTTTTAATAAAAATTATTGATTTTTACAATCAACTTCATTATAATTATAAGTATAAAGAAAGGACAAATTATGAGAGTAATAGATAATGAAGAGCAATTAAAAGAGCTTTTTAAAACTGGAGTACGTGTAGGCGAAACCGTTGCTATCAATGTTGGTAGCGACCTAGAAGGCACTATTGAGGTCTGGGGTGAATTAACGGTAATGCTGGGAGTATGGTGTAAAAACATCACCGTTAAGGCATATCATCATTCTAGGATAAACGCAATGAGCGACACCTCAATCAACGTCATAGCACACAATGGTTCTATTGTTGATGCAAGGGGCAATACTAAAGTAGAGGCTTATGGAAATACTAAAGTCAAAGTAGGTGGTAACGCTATTGTTGAATACGAGGACATTGGTGAACCTACTATCGAGGCATATGGAAACGCTATAGTTAAGGCACTTCATGGAAGAGTTATGATTGTGGCTTATGGTAAAGCTAAGGTCGAGGCACACGGAGGAGCTTTTGTTATGGCGTATGGCAATTCTTCTATCGAAGCATATGATGAGGTTATTGTTGACGCAAATGACAATGCTACTGTTGAAGCGTATGACGAGGCTATCGTTAGAGCTCGTTGGGAGGTAAGCGTCAAGGCACATAATAAAACTATTGTTAAATCTTCAAACTGCCATGAGATTGTTTTGGAGGGTTTTTCCACAGCTATTGTCGGTGAGCATGAAGACTTCGGGCGACCAGATGTAGTAGTTGCATCAGAAAATGCTAGAGTAATTGAGTATTAAATAAAAGGAGGATAAAAAATGGAAAAAGAAGTAAAACCTTACTATGAGGACGACTATCAGTCATTAGATGAGGTCGACACAGTGGACTTGCTGGAGATGAAAGAAGGTGCGTTAAACGACCTGAACGAGAGTGAACGCACAATTCACCGCATAAATCAGATATTAGCCAGTCGTGCAATTTACGCCACGCAATTGGAGCTATTTTAAGGAGAAGGTATGGAACAATATACTACTGATATCGAGAAATACATAACGGAGAATAAAGACAGCGAACTCATTGTAACTTGTAACATTCAGACTTTCAGAGGTCTTGAGTATTTGGCTATCTTTGAAGAACCTGACAATAAAGGAGATTATAAACATTATGTGCATGCAACAGGCAAAAGCTTAGAAGAGGTTATTAGAAAACTAGCGACATACATAAATAGTGACGAAACTTATAACGATAAAAGGTATTTATAGGACTATGAAATATAAACTTCTAAAAGACACACCCACAATTAAAGCTGGAACTATATTCGAAGAAGTTATAAGCGATTTTGACGAGTTGAAAGAACTAGTTAGAATTACACCAATCGGAGCGAAAACCAGCCCTCAATTTACAATTCAAGATATAGACAACTTTGATGAGTGGTTTAAGGAAGTGGAAGATAGTATTCATTATCAACCTAGAAATGGTGAAAAAGTTTTCTGCTTAAATGAAGAAGGAGATATCTATAGTTTCACTTTTAATGATCTCTTAAGTCATCATAAACGTCTTGCTTTTGGGTTTGTCTATCGCACAATAGAAGAAGCTCAAAAAACCCGTGAACGTAGATTAGCTAAGATTAGGTTACAACAAACGTCAGACTTTAAGCCAGACCCTAATAAGGGTGAACTCGGCTGGATTGTTGGGTATAGTTGTCGTGCTAAGAAATTGGTTGTTGAACGTTTCATCTATAGCTATTATGGTGAAACTATACACTACAAGACCGCAGAGGACGCTAAAAAATCAATTAAAGAAAACCGAGAAGATTGGTTAAAATATTTCGGCATTGAGGAAGACTGATGGGTGAATTAAGCACAATATTTAACGCTATGAAAAAAGAGCGTGAAGAGCGTCGAAAATCTCTTGAACCAAGCCGTGTACAATACGCAACCGACTTACTCATAGAGGCTTGGTATGCCGTAGCTTGGGATGCTAGGGAAAAAGCAATATACATTTACAATGCAAATGATAGAAAGAACCATATTGCAAAACTATATCCATACAAAGGTTGGTGGTCAGGTAAAGGTATTGGTTCGGGACGAGGTATTCATAAATTGATTGAAAAATTAGATAATAAACTGAATAAATGAGTATAATTCCTCAGATTCTTGATAATTTCTTAATAATTTTATGGAAAACTATTGATTTTTGTTCGCTTATGCCTTATAATAAAAATATAACATAAAGGAAAGGACAAGAATATGTTAACTAGCAAGCAATTAGAAACAAGACTACAGAACTTGGAAAACGAGGGTATGGTGGATATGATGTTTCACCAGTGGACACGTTTCAAGTCAGTAAATAGTTTACAAATCAATATGACAGCTTTGTGGCAGAAATGGATTCGACGTTAATGAAAGACTTTGAAATGGCTGTTACATTCAAGACGGCAAGCGGTAAACGGAGTGGGTCAATTGTAATTGATTCAACAGCAGAGCTAGATGCAATCATTGCTACAAGTGCAAACCTACATCAAGATCCAATCGTAGAAATCAATGTAGATACAGTTTGGCACAATTACACTAAAGACAATGTATTGTATTTAGCATTGGATTGGGTATACATGTCAGAAGAACGTAGATTTTATCAAGTAAAGGTAGAGGAGTAAAGAAATGGGTTATCGAGCAAATGTAATTACAAGACACCGAGAATATGGAAGTCAAACATTTAGTAATTATCAAGCATTTCAAAAATTCTTAACACTGGAAAGTGACAATCTTGACATAATTAGAGAGTGGGATTCAGAAACTTATTATGTCGAGGCAGAACAATTGGAAAAATACATTGCCTCTCTACCAGATAATGATGAAATGAGTAATTACGAAGGTATGACTAACCGAGAACTAGCCAACGCTCTTCGTAAGGCAATTGAAGAATCTCCAGATAGAGATGTTACTTGGGAGTGGTTTTAATACAAGGCTTAACTAGTTTAACATAGGCAGTTATGACTACTAAAATCGAATGGTGTAATTGGGTGTTTGACTATACAGATAGTATGGACACTAATAAATGGATGGTAAAACGCGATTGTTGCGATGACGAAATACTGCTTATTCGTGGCGACAGTAAAAACTGGAAAGCATATCAAGCATCACTAAAGCCGTATCCAGTAAGAGGCTACCCTGATGCTGCCTCAATGTGTCCCAATTGTGGCAAATTTGTAAACGGCGTGAATCCATATGATGATGGCGAAACGTGGATGAAATAATAATAAGGAGGTATAGACAATGAGTGAAACTGTAGGCTATAAAGGAAAACTTAAACTTTGTAAAAAATATAAAGACGCTAACGAACTTCAAGCCAATTTACAGAAGTTCTGGCAAAGCATACCTAGAGAAAAACGTAATAAATTCTATCAAGACGTAGAAGAGATTGACGAATATGAACTAGTCGACAATGACTATATTGTTATCGATGGAAATTGTATTTATAAGATTGAATTAGATAAAGAGTTTGACGTATATGACAACTTCGTTGAAGTCAATCAGGTTCAAGATGGTGTTTATGAATTTATAACGCAATTTTATGACGGCGGAACCGACCTTCGCGAAATGTTACAGGAGGGTTTTGATCAAACAAGTAAGGAAGATTATGAATAGTTTACCCGCGGGTGATAAAATGGAGAACTTCTATTCGTACCTATTCTATCTAAGCCTAATCTCTATAAACAAGTTTCCGACATACTAGGTGGTGAGAATATTGTCGAACAATGGACAGGGCTGAAGGACAAGAATGATAAAGCTATTTATGAGGGTGATATCATCTTTCAGAAGCCACGAAGTAAAAACTCGATTGGTTGGGTAGGCAAGATTATTTTTAAGCAAGGTGCATTTATGGCTGAGGTTCATGAAAGAGGAAAAATTGTTATGTACCTATTCTTGAGTGATTTCAATCCAGAAAAAACTTGCGAAGTAATAGGTAATATTCACGAAACAAATGTAAATGATTTACAATAAAGATTTATCTTAAATAATAATAGAAAGGAGTTCTTATGTGGAGATTATGGCATAAATTGTTCGGATGGGATTATATTCAATGGAAGTTGGGTTTGGGTACACACAGTGTTAGACGAATACGAGTAGCTCCGAATGGATTCGTCTATTTTATGTGCCTTGGTGAAATCATTAGCCTAGCCGAACCAGGATACTATAAAATTACATACTTGACTTGCCCGAAAGATAAATATATCAAGTAATTTACATCGATCACACAACTAAATCACGATAATTGCCGTTTTTCCTATTAAAGAATAGCGGCAATATTTTTATTGTAAATTTTACTCCATTTTTATTGGAAAAAGTATTGCAATTTGTATACACTTTATATATAATATAGATAGTTAGATAAGAAGCAGTATAGCGACAATATCTAACCACAATATCATATTAAAGAAAGGGCAAAGTAAATAATATGAAAATGCAAGGTACAAAGAATGAATATCAGCACGCATTTTTATGGCGAGAAGCTAGCACAGGTCTATACAACGTAAGGTGGCAACTAGATGACGGTGACATTATTCGTTACTGGGAGCGTAAAGGTAATGGCTGGTTGGAATTTAAAACAGCTGCTGAGGCTCGTAAAAAATACAATGAAATTAAAAAAATAATTGAAGGCTAAATAATTAAAGGAAATATTGCAATGATTATTTACGAACGTCAATTAAAGCAACAGGTTTATCTACTTAAAGAATTAGGTAAAAAAGAATATAAAGGTGAAGAAGAGCAAGCTTGTTATTCACGATTCTATCGCCAAACGGTCAATCTATTAAAAGAATATTTACACAAACATTTTAATAATATAAAAGCCTATAAGTATTGGACTGACGGCGATCGAGTTTTAACTCTATTCGATGGAAACCACGACAAGCAAATCGATATAGTACTAGGTCGATAATTTTAATACCCGCCCCGCCCGAGGCATAAATCGGGCAGAAGGAGAATTATATGAGAAAATTAACAAGGTTAATGCGAATTGAAGAAAGCCTGGTAAACCAAATTGAAGAGCTTGCAAAAGAAATGCACGCGCCTACAACATGGACAACGGAATACTTGTTGAGGCAACAACTTGAACGGATCGCAAAAGAAAATAACGCTGAAGATAATTAAGGTGTGAAAGGAGAAATGACAAGGCATTTTTCTATCAGACTAGCCTTGTACAACTCAGAGCAATTAATGTTCTCTTAAACGCAATTACTTCATCAGCGATACATAATCTTGACACCTTCGATCGAGAGCTTCAAGAACTAAACCAGCTGGAAAGAATGCTATTAGATTTGAAAAACAAGTATCAGAATCGTCTTGACGAACAATAAAGAAGTTAGAGGTGTATATAAAATGAAAGATAAGGGTATAGATTTCATAGTATTGGTGGGTGTTGTAGGATTGGTGTTTCTTGTGAGCAATTCCTATACTTTATTCAGAGCCGCGGTATTGCTTCTGTTGGTAACAATTATTTACCAGTTAGAAAGAAAGGTTGAAAAATAGCCTCTATTTTTATATAATAAATATATAACAATGGAGGGGTGAAGTGATAGGGCAGGAAATATTCCAAACACAAGAAGAAAAAGAGCGTATTGAACGACTTGAGAAATATATTATCAAAGTCGATGAATCTCTAGGTAAAATAGCTGAGGAACTTAAAGAGTACGGACAAGTTTCTTACATGAGCGAACAGGACATTCAACGCGAATTAAGTACTTTACCTGATTTAATTGCTGACGCTAATTTACTACTATCTAAAATACAACGAGCCTATGATTACGCAAAAGACGATTCTAAACGCCAGATAGCTAAATTGTGGGGTCAATGCACTAAACGTAAAGACATTCTAGGGTTAAATAATCAGAAAGAACAAGAGGCTTGGGTTATCCAGAACGAAGAGTATGTACGAGTAGGGAGGATTGAGATTGAATGGAAATACCAAGTTCAGAGAGCCAAGTCAATTGTTGATAGATATGAGAATAAGTTTGCCTCAGCACGTAAGTTGGCTAACTTAATTGAAAAGGATCAAACTAATAACTATAGAAGAGAATCATATGGAGGTCAATTATGAAAATTATTAGAAATTTACTATTATTTCTATTCTTTGGAGCTATCGCTTATTTAACAATAACTAATGAGAGTTTCTTTAAGGGTATAATAGCTATTGCATTAATTATAATTACTCTCGGAGTATGTGCTATTTTATCTGAATTAGGTAAGAATGAAGGTAAGAAATAATATCTTCATTAAAGGTGAATAGTTTATGGTAAAGACTAAACTACAGAAACAACTCAACAAGTTAGTTAAAGATGGATATATTCGTGTTCAAAGACATCCACAGTTACCATTGAGTATTTATACATATACACAGAAAACTGAGGTTGAAAGAAATTGAATCCCAGAAACTCGAATGGCAAGAGGGTTAGTCTTAGATGATTCAGGACGAATAGTTATAAATTGCGTTCCAAAGTTTTTCAATGCAGGACAACCTGATGCAGAAAATGTAGCTTTTGAGGATTGTTATATCACGGCTAAAGAAGATGGTTATATGATTCAGATTATCAATGACCACGAATATGGACTAATAGTTACATCTAAAGGTTCATTCGAAAGTAAGTATGCCCAGACCGCTTATAAATTAGTGTTAGACAGCCTTGGAGAGGATAAACTTCCAGAGGACATTCTATTCTGTTGTGAATTGTTAATGGATTTTCCTGGAGATGAAAGTATTATTGTTACTAAACACGGAAATGTTCCGAAATTAAAATGCTGGGCAGTAAGGTTTAATGATGGAAGTGAATTATTCCCTACTTCAGTTAAATTACCCGCATTTCTTACCCCTGTGGAAAGTTTTACTCCAACACAGGCTAGAAAATATCTAGAAAAATCTGGTATCGAAGGAGTTGTATTATGCGACATTGAAACTCGAGCTAGAGTTAAGATCAAAACTCAAGAATTTATAGAGCGACATAGATTTATCTCGAACATTACTCCTAAGAATATCTGGGAACGGTTAAAAAATGGTGAAACCTTGGTAGATATGAATATTCCAGATGAATTTCTACCCCAAGTCAAGCCTATTTACGAGAAAATTGTATCTGACTACCGACAAATTAAGAAAGATTCATTCCGTTTAGTAGGTATGACCAAAAACTTAACAAATAAAGCAGTAGCATTAAATACCAGCCTAGGATTAAGCGAGGAAGATAAGCATTTAATCTTCTTTTTCCGTAGAAATCCATCAGGAGATGAAGTGTCCGATTTCTATTGGAATAAGGTAAAACCTAAGAATTGTGAAGAAAAAGCATAAAAACTATTGACTTTTTATCATTTTTGATATATAATGGATATATAAGTTAGAAAAGAGCTAGCTTATAAAAAGAAAGGACATATTAAAAAATGAGTAAATTAGAAAACTCCAAGAATACAAACTTTAGCTTTAAGCGTCTTATAGATGGTATAATGGCTATTGTAATGGCACTCATCGTTTGTTCGATGTCGTGGTCAGCCTATACAATTTGGAATGGGTTGGATGGTAAGTTACCAAAGATTCTTATCTTGCCACAAATTGCCTTTACACTTTATCTAATAGTAACCGCTTTTGCAGCGAAAGGAAAAAATAGCTAACTCTAATCTTTGGTTTAAGGGGAAGCACTTGTTATGAGTAAATTAACCAAAACTCCACAGAAGCCACATTTCATGGAAAAAATGATAATTGGCTTGCTAGTAATTAGTTTATTAGCAGTCGGCACCTGGGCATTTCAAAATAACAAAGAACAAAACGGTCGAATTGAGCTTCAATATACACAAATTAAGACAAAAGATGGTGAACTCAAGAAACTTAACAATAATTTAAATAAGATCAATCAAGATTTAGATAAAACAACTAAAGAATTAGATAATTCGAAGAACAGTAATGCTGAATCTCAAAAGAAAATTGAAGAATTAGAAAAGCAAAAACTAGAATTAGAATCTAAACTTCAAGCTAAGGCTGAGGCTAAACAAAAGCTAGCACAAGCAGCTACAGTATCGAAAACAGCTTCAGCAGCAGCTCCATCAAGAAATGTTAGCGGAAATAAGCAAGCATTGATGGCACAAGCAGGAATCCCAGAAAGTGATTGGGCGTACGTAGATTACATCGTAACCAAAGAATCTAGCTGGAATCCACAAGCCCGAAACGCAAGCAGTGGGGCATTCGGATTAGCACAATGTCTTAACAAGCCAGCAGATTCATTATGTTACTCTTCTAACCCTGTAGACCAACTTAAATGGCAACACTCTTACGTGAAGAGTCGATACGGTAGTTACGCTGGGGCATACAGCTTCTGGATAAGCAGGCACTGGTATTAAGAAAATATGAAATATTGTGCAAAATGTAAAACAAATAAACCACTTTCAGAATACTGGAAAAATAAAACTACCAAAGACGGATATCAGGCATGGTGTAAACCTTGCTGGTATGCACTAACCAAATCTAAATTATCTGGCGGTTCAAGAGAAAAGTACCTACGAATGAGGCGAAATGGTCACTTGGTCCGTAAATATGGGATAATAGCAGATGAATACGATAGAAGGTTAGACGAGCAAGGTGGAGGCTGTAAGATTTGTGGTAAAATACTGCAAAGAGTCAGCCTTGCTGTAGACCATAATCACAAGACTGGTAAAGTTCGTGGCATTTTGTGCGAAAACTGCAATAGAGGCTTAGGAATGTTCAAGGACGATCCAAACTTGCTTAGATCGGCTATAGAGTATCTCGAGAATCGGTAATCCAGTATAAATATAACAATAGACCCTGTAATATGGGTCTATTTCCTTTTCTAAGCGGTTCTAAGCGACTTTAGTGTAATAGTTGATAAATTATACCAATGTAGATAAAACTCTGTAATTAGAGCGTCTACGACGTTTGTTAGATATTCTCTGACGAGTAATTCCTTCTTTAATGAATGGTAATTGATTTTCAATAGCACATAAAGCTAGATCAGCTAGTGGATCTCTAGTTTTATCAATGAGGCACATAACATTATCTATCACATCTAGATATTTAGTAGAATGGTTCATTTCGGTCATTACTTGTCTAATCGCCGTACTACCTAACAATGGAACACCTTCCCATAACTCATTGTGAAGTTCTTGGTGGATTTGAATATCCATCGGCACTACTAGTCCATTAGTTTCTCTTAAACAAGCCCCCTCTGGCGTATCTTGCCATTTTTTCCGTTGATATAGAATATGGTGAAGATTTTCTTTTATACTTCTATAATACTACCCTCTAGACATAAATCAAGTTTTCCTGTATAATAGATATGTAGTTTATTCAAACTACTTCTGTCCTTTCTGATAGACCTCATTCGTGGGGTCTATCTTTTCATATAAAGAATAACCCCTATTAAAGGGGCTATTCCGAAAGGAGGGGCAAAGGTAGGCTATTCGCCTACTTTCCTATATTATCAAACTTCTATTTACTGTCTTTATAAATACCAAACATAGTTAAAAGGAATCCACCAGCAGCGGCACAAACGCCTGACAATGCTGATACTTGTTCTAGTGTACCCAATTGTAAAGCTACTGCTAATTGAGGAATAATGATTCCTAGACCAATCAAACCATCGCCGATAAAGTAGACTGTCAGTTTAGTTCGTTTACTAATTCCTTTTACAATGTCTTGTACTTCGTCTGATTCAGAAACATTTTTAGCTAGATCGAGAGCTTGTCGGTTCATCTCTTCAATAGCTTTAATGTCGTCTTTAGTATAGATAGGGGTTGCCACTTTCTTTTCTCCTTGTTTTTCATTTACATTGTTAATTGGCGTATCATCTTGTTTATTCACGGTAGTTATTTTTGCCAAGCTTTTAATCTCTTCTATCGATTTGCTTGTAACATTCATATCCAGTTTACCATCATAGCCAGGTATTGTACCTGATTCTGAATATTGATGAATAAACGAACCGTGTGCGTAATTGCCTGGATTCCCATAGTTTGGATACCAATCGACGCGTTCCAAGCCCAATTTCTTAATAATACTTTCACCTGCATAAGTAAAGACTTGTTTTCCAGTTTTCTGTAGCACAATATTACTAAATACTGCGATTTGTTCGGCTGTACCCTCGAAATCTGGTTCAAGGTCAATGAATAACAATTCGCCAGGCTGATTTCCTAGAGTTTCAATGCACTTTACGAAGTAATTAGCGTTCTGTTCTGCCTCTTCTCTAGTTGAAAAGTATGGTAACCAGTAAAATCCAAGTAATTTACCAGCTTCACGAGCTTTATCTGTGAATAATTTAGCACGTGGATCTAATTTGAACTCATTTCCACCGAATTTCTCACCAACCCAGCCAGTTTTGACGATTACTCCACCTACTTTAGGGAAGATATCTACAACTTTTTCATTCTGATAGTTAGAAATGTCGATTATTTGCTTACTATAGTCTATTTCTGGCGTATCTTGTGGCTTAGGTGTATCCACAGTTTCCTCTGGAAGGTCATGTGTGCTTGTATCAGTAAATGCACCACTCCATAAATAGAGAGCATTTTCCTTGGATATGAACCAAACATCGTTATTTTCAATACTTTCACCACGACACCAAGCTTTCATGTCGATAATTGTATTTCCATTTATAATTTGGGCTACATCACTTGACGTATTCGGTGCTTTTCTGGCACGAACGCCACTTTCCACTGCTTTACGCTGATATCCCTGAATATTATCCTTAGGGGTGAGGTCTGGCAAATCGTGTAAATCCTTATCCTCGAACAATTGGCGGCTCATATATTTTCCACTTCGAGCAGTTACGTACCAGACTGTATCTCCATTGACAGATTCACCATCGGTAACATAGCCCTTCATGTCCACTACCTGATTTGGATCGATTTCCTGAAAGATATTACTAGACGTATTAGAATCATCACGAGCATTTACAGCACTACTGGTTTTTCTAGCCGTGCCAGATATTGGTTCAGGTGTATAACCAATAATTTTTTCAGGTCGTGGTCGCAACCAACCGATAACGACTCCACCTGCTAGCACATATGGACGGCGATATAGTCGAGCTGGAACTTGTAAGAATCCATCCTGTTCAATAACATCAACTCCATTAGCGTCTGCTCCTGCGACAACTGCGATATGTCCATAAGGATTTCCACTCATAGCACCCCAGATAATAATGTCGCCTCTTTGTGGAATTAGATTTGGATCATTTGGATTATTAACTATCTTTTCAAAGTACTCTTCATTAGAATTAGCAAAAGCTTCTCTAGCATTAGCAGGACGAATTGTATTTACCCAGTCATTGAATAGCCATAAACAATAGTCGTCAATGACATCTTTGCATTGTAATCCATAACTTCCATCTACGTCGATTCGTCGTCCTGGAGCATTGTTAATCCATTCATTAATTCTATCCATTTTTCTCCTCCTTTTCTTTTTTCTTTATGTCAATTAAAAGTTGATCGTATAGACATCTAGCACAACTTGCAAATTCCATACCAAGGAATAAACTAGTAACTCCTGCTAGAATATCTGCCGAGCGTTTAAGGTTTTCAAGATTAGTTTCATTTTGATCGGCTTCATAAACCTCAGTATCAAGAGTAAAGGCTTTTACTGCGTGCTTAAAGTCACACCAGTATTTCGGGTTCGGATTGTCTGATAAAGCCATTAAGTCCTTCATTTGTTTTCGCCTTAAATTAAGAACCTCTACAAGCAATTGAGAAACATCCATTCCATCGATTAAATGCTCCTCTAAGTGAGAAGTTAGTCCTGCCTTTTCACCGATAGATTGAATTAAATCTACGGCATATGCTCTTGCTGTCATTTGATTACCTTGATCCCTTCAATTCTTTTAGTTGACCCATCTGGATAGATAGCTACTGCCCTTACTTTAGTAACTGGCTTACCTTCCACCACTCTTTGTGCATAAGTAACATCCTCTGTCATAAATGAGCCTGTTATCTCGGAAGATAGACCAATGTCGGTTGTAACCCTAGCTCTATAGTAATAGCGAGTACCAGTCTTAAGTCCTGATAAATCGAATGTAGCTTTACTGTCTTTAGTATCAATATGAAGATTTTTGCCATATGATGGAGATTCGCCATAATCCAATTCCCACTTGACCACCTTACTATATTCGCTAGTATTCATACATGACGCGGTTATTTGAGCAGAAGTGGTCTTGATTTTTAATTCATTTATAGCTAGATTATATGGAGCTGAGGCTCGAGGGATTGGGATCCAGTATTCAGCCGCACCTGTATGCCCCATTGTGTCGTGGAAAAATATATACAGACGGATTGTGGTTGCTAGACTATGTACTTGTACTGAGCCAGTGTAATAGCCTGAGTGTAAATGCATCCAATGTTCTTGACCACGAATAATTCTTCGCCAACCAGTATAGGGTTTTATTAACCTGTTAGTAGATAGATTTTTATTGTCAACGCTTAAGTCGACCATCCAAGGATAATCCCAGTAACCTTGCCCGTATGTATTGCCTGTTCTAGCGGCAACATTAAACTGATAATAAACAGTGTTACCTTCTCGTCTAATTACATCATCAAAAGCCTGAACCCAGCATTCAGGTACGTCACCGAATACGCATTGCCAGCCCCTTGCCGCCATGAATTAACTCCTTCCCGCAATGAACACTATTAGAGTTTTGCCTGGTTTCGCACTAGGTAGAGAATCGCCCTCTTCAATAAGGTCAAACTCAATCTTGCTATCACGAGAAGTTAAAAATCCAGCAGATGCAATATTATCAGATAATTTAGCAGGTTTCTTAGCTCCATTGTCAATAGAGGAAGCTGGAATAGCACTTACTCCTCGATTTACCATTACATTAGCTAGTACAATATATGGATTACCTGCACCGATACTTGCTTGTATTTGACTTGGTGTTGCTGGTACTGGTGTGGATGTTGGAGTGCCTTTAACAACCTTAAATTTAAGACCGCCTGGGTTATTGATATGCCCAGAAGTAAAATTCATAGCTCGATCGACATAAGCAACTACACAATCAATACGATTGTTAACGCTATCCGCACCTGGAATAATTATCTCTTCAGTGGAGTCTGACCACACACCATATGAATAAGTACTGAAAGGAACCATAGCGGCTCCTTCAGATATATTTAACACCATAGATGGTGATGTTCGGGCAGTTACTTCAAACCCACGAATAATCTCACCTCCTAGAATTTCGGAGAGTATTCGGAAATGTCCATCTTCATTAGTTTTTCCGCCTGAATCGCGATTAGATACAAATGTTGTCATATAATTCTATTTTATCACGCTCGATAGAATGAGCCTGGCTGTGTTGACAATAGGATGTATGTTGTGTCTTCACTTTGTTCAACGTAGTATTTCTTTGTGTTTTTAGTCGATCCTGCACTAGGGTGGATCATGTATGGACCCCAGTTGTTTGGATTTCTATGTAACATAACAAGTGGCATATCCTCCGACGCTGTGATGAAATGTAATACAATTTTCATATATCCCCTGTCATTGGCGATGTAAGGTACATGTACTTGGTATTTATAGAATTTCAAAGAATCTACACTTGCAGGTTGAGGTGAGTTCATTTTAAGTAGACTATTCTCTAATGCGGTTAGACGCTCTTCTGGTGTCATAATTTTATATACCTCTTTGTTTTTCTTGAGTTATTTGTAAAGTACATTCATATATAGAATAAACTTTAATCTTATACCGTCCAGAGGGTGGCTGTGAAAAATGAGAAGCCGCAATAGTAATGAACTCTAGATTGTTCTCTCCTAATTCAGGGATCCAAGCAAAAGAAGGATTCTCTATACCTGCACTAGCCATCTGTCCAGTGTATCCGTAATCAACATCGCCAAACCAGGGGTATTCTACTATATTTTTGCCGTTCACTTCGACTTCGATCATAATCATATAAGGAGGTTTTATTCCACCAGCTCCAACGAAATCTAGCTGAAGAGTTGCCCAGTAAATCCAAGACCCTGGCACCTGAGCTGGAGTATCAATAACAATCTCTTTATCCCACCGAGCAAGAGTTATTTGGGATTCTATCACCCTTACCATTCCTGAACCGAAAGAGTTTCTAGCCTGGTATTGGGTCATTTGATTTTCTAATTCTTTAAGACGTTCCATTATAATTCACTCACTTGTAATGCTCCATCTGAGAAGCTAACTATTTCTATTTCTACAGAAAATGGTAGTAAAGATTTATCACTGATATCTGGATAACTTTGGTAGGTGCTTAAAATAAATCGATCACAACTAAGAACAAGCGTATCATTTTCAATACTGTAATTAGATAGATTATTGCTAGCCATTAAGGTTCTGTGAACGCTTGATATAGACGCTTCAATACCGTCTTTATTATAAACACGTAAGACAGCGTACATAAATGAATCATTACCATCTAAGGGTACAAATCGATAAGACAATTCTACCGACCAACCGCCGCGGCTAGACTTGCTAGCTATTCTATGAGATTTGAAACGAAACACTTTAGCTTCACCTAGTTTATATGCTTGGTTAGACTTCATCTGAATAAATTGTCGTTCAAGATTAGTTAATCTACTTGCGAAGTCCACTACATATCCTCCAGCTGAACCCAACCTGAAATACGACCTCTAGCCTGCTCTGGGTACATATAGTTGCTCCACAATTGATATTCTAGTGGTTCATATGCAGGTTTATTTTCAAGCCCTGCCGATACTCCATCTGTATAGTATCTTCTTCCATCGCCATAATAGTGCCAGACTTTCACATAATCAATAGGATATGGTTTTCCTAGATCTACAGTTACACTCACTTTAGTATTGTCAAGATAAGCATAGTCTGCAGTATCCAAGTTTCCATTTGTAATTCGTTCAGGGAAATGAATACCTTCAGGATAACTAGTTACATTAGCCTTGAAAGCTCGGTTAATCGGTTTACTATCTTGCATTTCGATAGCTTGAATCTGAACCCAGTGATTTCCTGAGTTTACGTTACTACCGTTGATGATGTCTTTTATATATCTGATATAGATAGGCTTTTTCTTAGGTATAGAAGCTCGTTTAAGTGTTAGGGTCATTGTTTCTGCCATATCATTTGTGATATTCCAAGACATACCAGTAATTCGGTACTTATCTGTAATGCTATCTAAGTAATTATCATTTTCCATTTCCACAGAGATAATATCTCCAGTTTCGATAGTAGTAGGATTTATAGAGCCATCTCCTACGGTAAGTGACGGAATATCTGTTGGCATTCTTCCTAATTCAACTTCTCCGCGGGAGTGTTGGTATAGAGTTGTGGATAATTTAACATCATTCAAAGTTTTAGTCTTAACAATAGTTCCGTATTTTTTACGAGATTCTTTGTCGTGGGTTATTGCTTCCAGCCTTTCATCACCAATACCAGATCCGATAGTATAAGAATAGTTAACCATATCACTGATATCTCGCGTAATAGTTCCACCTTCTAGGTTGAATGGGTACGAAATATGTATGTCCTGCGACTTGTCTATTCCTTTTTTATCGAACACATTGAATTGTCTATCAGGCGTGAAAGAGAAGTCAAAGTTGTCATTTTCAAGCTTGGTCAGATTAACAATACCCTCTTTAACATCTTGAAGTTCATAACCTCGTTGCCTATTGTCTAATTGTGCTGAAGAAGCTGTATCTACACCTAGAGGAACTCGTAAATTATATAGGGAATCGTCATCAAAAGAATATGTAACTCTGAAATCTGTTACGTGTATCGGTTTACGGGTAGGATCATTGCCTTCTATCATTAACCAGCCATTGTCATTGATCATTGAATAGTTTGTAATTTTATATTCGTGCCACGTATTATCGAAGTCGCTCCTTGCAAACTCTCTTAAGATAACTTGGTCGCTAGAAATACCTACCTGAGAACGCTCGATTATTTTTGCATTTTGATAGCTAGGAGGTATAAGTTGTCGCCACGAAATATCTACCTTAGTGCCTGCGGGTATATTTAATTTCACAGCTAATGAACCCCATCCGTTAGGAATAGGAGTAGCTACAAAAGCAGCTTTTTTAATATCATCTCGATAAACAGCCCCATCTCCCTCATTTTTCAATCCATATGCGAATACCCAGCCATTTGTATTCACGCCTGGTACAGATGTCTTGTTTATAGGTTGAGCTTGCTGAGAATCCACAACTAGAGAGCGTGCTATTTGTCCGTAAGTCTTTCGAGAATATTGAGCGTTTGTAATCCTACCTTTAAATAGGTTTAAGAATCCTAGACATCTAACTTGAAGAGTATTGTTACTCTCTTTATTTAAATTGATATCTATCTGAGCTACATAGCCACCGATAATGTATTTTCCATTGTAACGAACTCTGATATCGTGAACGCCTGGCGATAAAACTTGATCAGCGGGTACTCCCATTTCTTTACATTTACGTTTGAACTGTTCATAGTCTAGTCCGAAATCAAACTCATCAACATCATTCAATTTCCACGTAACTCTTAATCCACTGGAAAGAATATGAGAGAAATCAGCAACATAAGCACCTGTTTTCCAGTCATAAACTTCAATGTCTAGTTGTGTGATTTTAAGCTCTGATGGCTCTTCCATACTCCTCCTTAAATGCCTTCAAAACCGTTTCGCCAAATGATAGTTCCAAAGTCTGTGTCTGTTTGTTTGTTAGTTTCTAGTACAATTCTATTTTCACCTCTTTTCAACGACCACCATGTAGAATCTAAGGCTCGTGATGAGGCTACACTAACTCCATTAAGAGTTATTATACGTTTTTTCATATCAATTCGCAACTCTGAATCACCAGAAATTGTCAGATTCATTTTTATATTTTCATTGGTTACAATGTTGGTAATCTTTGGATTGGTGTATGTCCCCTTAAGAATAATAAGTGGGTAAACTTCGACCGATCCAGTATTCATAATACTTGTAGCCACTTGTCCAGAAACCCACTGTACAGGCATATCTGACGGAATAGTAAAGCCACCAGGTTTTTCCTTGTAAAATACTTGTTGTAAGAGTGATGATTGAGGAGAAGTTCCATCTCCACCATCGTAAATTATAGGATCAGGACAGATGAGGGTAATTTGAAACTCTCCAGCAGTAGGCATTGTGATATCTGATTTAACATCAGCAATAAATCCCTCTGTATAGTAATTCCTGCCTGAAAAAGTACTAATCATAATAGGATAATTTTGACGAATATGTAACTTATTCATCAATCCCAATCTTAAATCATCAGCCTCCTGGCAACTCTCGCCTTTATAAAAACCACTTAGAGTAATGGTTCTAAAGCCGTATAATTGAGATGAAACATATCCACCATCAACACCAGCATAAACTCCATCTGCCGTCCTGATAGCAGGAGCAGACAAGCCTGAAATAGGCGATACTAACTTATAAGCTGAATCACCTCCGAGTATAATATCATTTCCAATCTTAAATCGCATACTTCTATTATACCTAAGCCTTCCCTAATTCCCACTTCAAGTCACGAACCATCTGATCCACTGAGTATTGAGTATAGTTATTGTTTGTTTGGTTAATAACCACACTCTTTCTGCCTTGTTGTGGATTACCATATACGCCTGTATTGTCATTGTACATATCTGGTGCTAAGTTGCTTGATACGTCTAATGATGGCGACATTGTAATGTCATCCATTGAAAGAATATCTACCACTTGATCCACTAATGAAGTAGCCGCATTGACCACTTGGGATTGACTTTGTTGAACACCTTTAGCCAAACCTTGAGCTGCAAAACGACCACTTTCTATAGTAGTTTTCCAAGGTGAGTGTTGTTGTGCTCGATCTTTAAGACCTCGTAAGAATTTCTCAGCAACCCACCAACCAACAGAGTAAACATTTCTACTTTCTACTCCATTGATGAACCCTGAAATGGCGTTATTTCCTGCTTGCCAGTAACCACCAACAGCCGTTACGCCTTCTTTGAATTTGTTGCCGACATTGTTACCTACGCCCCAGACTTCACCTGTTCGAGATTTGAAGCCATTTATTAACTCACCTACAAGGGCAACTCCTTGCCAATAATGGTCAGGAAACTTAGATTGAATAGATTGCCACAAGGCACTTTGGATTCCCCATCCAGCACTCTGAACGGTTCCTTGTTGAGATAGAATACCTTGTCCTATTTTTGCGGCTAATTGAGCACCTGCGTCATATGCATTTCCGATTTGTCCAGCAAGGGTACCAATAACTCCACCAATTACTTGAGATAGGGTTGCTTGTAAAGTTGCTATAGACGCTTGAACAGCTGGATTTACCTGAGGCAGACCAGTTAATGCCCATGCGAACTCAATCAACTTATTAAGCATAGATTGACCCATTCCGATAATCCACTCTTTGTTAGATAAGTCCCCTACATCTTGATTGATTTGACAGACTTCCCATACGGCGTGGCGAACATTTCGTAGGTTGTCTAACATTCCGTCTTGAACAGGAGCTATAGTGTTTACTGTCCAACTGAATCCAACGAATTTGTTAAGCATAGACTGGGCCATACCTACAATCCATTCTTTTGCCGCCATATCGCCTACATCTGCGTTTACCTGACAGACTTCCCAGACTGCGTGCCGGATATTTCTTAGAGTGTCCCATTTGTCAGCACCAATCTCAACCAAAGAATTTACGGTTTGTGCGAATCCAGAAAACTTATTGAGTATGGATTGGGCTAATCCTACGAGCAGTTCCTTTTCACCCATAGCTAACCCAGTAGGAATTTTACCAATTTCGCTTATTATAGAAGATATTGCAGTAATCTTAGGTAGGTTATGACCTTGATCGACAGATTCCATTCCATTTATGGTCTTAGCAATCTCTGTGAACTTGTTGAGTAAGGATTGAACCTTACCCATTTCATCTTCAGAAATCATTCCACCAGTTGCAAAACTCTTTAATGAGTTCCATACGCCACCAGTACCTTTCTGATCTATAAGCGTTCGAACAATTCGAGAAATAGTATTAATATTATCTTCTGTACCTTTAGCCTCCTGAGCCCAATCAAAAGACAATTTCTTAAGATTGTCAATCATAGACACATAAGTACCTACAATAGAAGCAACATTTTGACTGGTTCCAGCCTTAAAGAAGGTGTTTGCACTGTCTGAGATATTTTGAAGCCAATCCGTACTGCCTTGAAGAGTTAATTTTCTAACTACGCCATGTAGTTTGTTTAGTAATGCATCAATAGCTTTATCGTCTAATTGAACACTCTGAACTTCATTTAATTTAGTTGCAATTTCGTGATACCTAGAAACAATACCACTAACATTCTTAATGATTTCACCTTGTAGGAAGCTAGATATAATCTTATCAATACCATTTAACGGTGAACCTGGACCAGAAGCAGATAAGTCTTTTATAACGCCAGAAATTAAGGTAATCTTTCCCTGAATTACTTCTGGAACAATATTTACACCTTGGATTTCATTTAATTTGGTTGCGATATTGTGATACGAATCAACAATACTGCCTATCTGACCGACATTTATATTCTTGACGAAGTTTTTAGCCGCCTCCATAGCCAACTTCATAATTGAGTCGCCATCATTTGCGGACACTAGCTTTAAGGTATCGCCAATCAGAGTTATTTTACTATTGATAGCCTCTTTATCAAGAGGAATTGCGGCTATTAAGGCTAGTTTAATGGCTATATCTTTATACGAATTAACAATAGAGTTGACAGCCACCATATTTATTGCCTTGACTGCATTTTCAAGTAATCCACCGACATTAGCCTTCGCCATATGAGCTATCACTGCAACTAACATATCTACCTTAGCTTTTACGCCATTCACATCACTGGTTACGGCTGAATCCACGTAAGCAATAGCCTTAGCTGCCGCCACCATTCCGCCTAGAATACCAAGGAGAGCCACTAATCCAGCTCCTAGGAATAAAGCACCAACACCAGTAGCCATAATTGCACCTAGAACTCCAGCTAGCACACTTATAGCACCGATCCCAATCGCCATGTTAGCTACCTTAGAAGCGAAACTTGCGATATCACTTGGTACTACACTATTCGTATAAGCAATAGCTTTAGCCGCTATAGCTAATGTACCTGAAATAAGAATTAGCACTCCCAATCCAGGAATAATATGTTTCCCTAATTTACCAACAATTCCACCTAGTATGGCAATAGCACTTACGCCTATACCAAGGTTTATAATCTTACTGCCGAACTCAAGAATATCTCCTGGGATAGCCTGATTTGCGTATTCCAAACTCTTTGCCAAGATGGCTATACTTCCAGCTATAAGTACTAACTTGAAGAGGCTTTTAGCGTTGCTACCCATTTTATTGGATAGGGCAACTAATATACTCATACCTAGAACAACGCCACCCATAAGTCCCATCTTTGCGGCTAATCCACCCAAGTCTTCTGGCATAGACTCGTATGCGAACTTAAGTGCGTATCCAAGGGCGGCAATAGCTCCAGCCATAAGAACGAGGTTAATGATTCCAGACCTCATTGTAATCATCATTTTCTGCCCCTTAGTCATTTGAGAACTCATTGACTCAATAGGAGCTAGTATATTACCACCTTTCACCGCTGAAGCAGTAGTTTTTCCTATTCCGAATAAAGCATCTCCGAATTTCTTTATAGAAGAAGCAGTACCTAACAATGCTTGTCCTAGACCTACAATTTTTCCAACAGCCACTCCACCAGCAATAGCAATCATAATTCCTTGTAATACAGGAGTTGGGAATTTAGCTATAGTATCCGCTAGTGTAGTTAAAATGTTGACAAAAGCAGTTAAGACTTTAGTAACTCCATCACTTGATGCTAATTGTGCGAAAGAACTTGCAAGACTACCAGCTAATCTACCTAACGCTCCTAGTAAATTACCTACAGCGGTTCTGAACTCATCACTTGAAGCCATAGCTCTAGTGAAAATAAATGCCAAAGCCACTACAGGGGCACTAACACCACCTACAGCTGATCCAACACCTCCTAATGCCCCTAACAATCCTCCTGCT